AATATTGGTCGTAAAACTCATTAATTATTTCTTTGCCAATTGATATTAAGTCTGCAGATATCTTCTTATCAGGATCGTATGAAGCTTTATGCTCTTCATATTTCTGCAGCATTGTTTCATGTTGAAGCAGTTCTTCATGAGACACTGTATCTTCCAATACAGAGTGAACTATGTTTCCGCAAAACCGCTGCTTCTGCAAAGTATCTTGGCTCTTTTTGTATGTAGGTATAAAAATACCTCGATGGACACTGTTGATATGTATCTATTCTTGAGTAAGAGAAATCAACTACACTAAGTCTCTCCAGGTAGTCTAGATCATCAAAAGATTTTATTTGTATTGTCATTATTTCCTATAATCTTCTGGATCATATATGATATTTCCATCTTTATCATATTCTTTTCCCAGTTCATCTAAAACATGTCCGTTATACTTGTTAATAAATGTACCCTGACCAGCTGGAACCCAACCAGTTTCACCTATTTCCATATAATCATCATCAGCGAATTGTGACATATTCTTCTCCTATTTTAATAGTGCAATCAGAAAACTTTTCTATATTTAGATAGTAGTTTAAAACTGTATGCAGGTTGAGAAGTTCTTCTTTTGTAGCAAAAAGTCCAACTACTCCAACCTGAACAAAATGCTTTTCTGGATTCTCGTCCAAATATTGAATTAAAGATACATTACCTTTAGTTATCTTAGCTGTCTCTAAAGCGCTCATTTAGTCCTCATCAACAATTGTAATTGGATTCCATGTTGGATCATTCATCTTTTCTCTCATGTCATTAACATAGGAATCCCAATCTCTTTCATCCTCTGTTTTCTTGACATAATTAACCTTACCTTTAAAGGGATTAGTTTTAAATCGAGTAATAATTACTCTACCTTCCTGAGTGCGCCACCTAAGAACGCCATTTCTACAGTCGCAGAAATCGTCAGGATGCTGCTCTATAACTCCACGTGGATCAAATCTACCACTGCATGATCTACATTTATCAAACTTTCCTTTGTCTGAACAACGCGAACATGAAAAACAGTATCTCCAGCAGTCTCTTTCGGCTGGATTTCTAAAGCTACCAGGGGCTGGCATTATTGTGTCTCCAATTCTAATATTGAATTAACTAATGGTATTATCTTTTGAGAAGATAATATATTAAATTTATATGTTAACTTATGATTATTATCCTGAATCTCTATAAATACAGGACAATTACCTTTTGTATTTGAAATTATATCATAAATTTTTTTAAATGAAAGGCTTGATATTGTATGTGGAAAATTAAATACAATAGCTTTTCCACCAGAAAATAATTTTGAGTCCACCTTTTCTGATGAATTATAAAATATTTTAATTGTTGAGTTTTCTTCTTCTGTCTCTTTATTAAGGAAACCATTTATAATTAGAATCTCTCCAGATGCTAGATAATTATCTGGTATGTCTTTAGCTGTTTTTGGGAAAACGATTACTTCTACAGAAGAAGAGATATCTTCAACCTCAAACTTATACATCTTAAGACCCTTTTTAGTTGTCATCTTTTTAATTGATGTAATGATTCCTCCAACTTTGACTGGAGTACCTGCCTGTATATCTGACAAGTCAATAATTTCTGAAGTAACTTTTGTTTTAATGGCATCCCAGATACCAGCTACAGGGTGATTGGTTACATATATTCCCAATTCTTCTTTTTCTTTTTCTAGAATATCTAACTCTAATCTTCTGCTAACTTCTACTTCAGAGGTACTGACCAATTCATCTAGTGCACCTGCAGCAGCCAAGTGTTCTAAGGTAGACTTTTTTAATATAATTGGGTCACATCTTCTAAAGAAGTCATACATGCTTATGTATGGATTGTCTGCATCTCTGCAATTAACAATTCCTTCTGCAATTGCCATCCCAATTCCGTTAATAGCAGACAGACCAAAAATAATTGACTGATCATCCATTACTTCAAAATCAATGCCTGAATAATTTATTGATGGAGGAAGAACCTCAATGCCTATTTTTCTGCAGTCAGAAAGATACAGGCTCTGCTTTTCCTTATTGCCTACAACGGAACTCATCAATGCAGCCATATACTCAACTGTATAATTAGTTTTTAAATACGCAGTGATGTAAGAAATCATGGCGTAGCTTGCAGCGTGAGCTCTGTTGAAACCATAACCACCGAAGTACTCAATGTCAGAATATATTTTATTTGCCTTGTCCTCAGATATGCCAGAGTTTTTAATGCATCCTTCAACAAACTTTTGTCTGAACAACGCAATCTTGTCCATTAACTTCTTGCCAATTACTTTTCTTAAATCATCAGCTTCTGCGGAACTAAATCCAGCTAACTCTCTAGATACCCCAAGAACATCTTCCTGGTATAACATAATTCCAAGTGATGGACCAAGAACTTTTTCTAAATTAGGATGATCATATATAACCTTTGATCTCCCATGTTTTCTATCAATATAAAGCTTGTCCATTCCAGAACCCATGGGACCTGGTCTGTATAAAGAAATTAATGCCATGATATCTTCAATGTTTTGAGGTTGAAGTTGAACCATTAACTGTCTCATCCCAGAAGATTCAAGCTGGAATACTCCAATTGCATTACCCTTTTTTAGTTCATCAAAAGTTTTTGAATCATCAAGAGGAATCTGATCTACATCTAATTGTATGTTTCTGTGTTTTTTAACTAGTTTAATGCAAATATCAATAACGCCAAGGTTTCTTAAGCCTAGGAAGTCAATTTTAAGCAGGCCGCACTGCTCCACTCTTCCCATGTCCCACTGTGTAACCACTGGGTTATCTATACCTTTTTGCATAATGGGCAGATAATCTACAAGTGGACCCTTGGATATAACTATGCCTGCAGCGTGTGTGCCAGTTTGCCTAACAAGACCTTCAAGACCAAATGCTGTATCAACAATCTTTTTAGAATCTACATCTGAGTCATACTCATTTTTAAATTCAACTACTTCCATGCACTCAGATAAATTTTTTGATATACCAAGAACCGGTGGCGGTACAAGTTTTGCTATTTTATCTCCACCAGTAAAATCATACCCTAAAGCTCGTGCAGCATCTCTTAAAGACTGTCTTGCACCAGTTCTGTTAAATGTACATATGTGTGCAACTCTATCGTTTCCGTACTTTGATCTTGCGTAGTCGATAACCTTATCTCTATGTCTATCATCAAAGTCTAGGTCGATGTCAGGCATTGACTTTCTTCCTTCAACAAGGAATCTTTCAAACATCAGTCCGAATCTAATTGGATCTAGATTAGTAATATCAAACGCATAAGAAAGAACACTCCCTGCAGCAGATCCTCTTCCCCAACCAACTCGTATATCGTTATTTTTAGCCCATCGGACCAAATCAGATACAACAAGAAAGTATTCTGGGAAACCCATTTCTTTTACTACCCTTATTTCATGGTTTGCTCTATCGAGAATGTGTTGAGGAAGAATGCTTCCATATTTTTTCTTAAGACCTTCCCAAGCCAATCTTTCAAAGTAATCAGTGGAAGATTCTTGTGTTGGAATAGGAAAGTTAGGAAAGTGTATCTGACCAAAGTTAAGATCAAGATCAACCATGTCATTTACAATCATAGTATTTCTCAACCAATCATCAGAGAAATTTCTTGACATGTCATCATAAGATTGCAAATAGAATGCATCGCCAGAGAAAGAAAATCTATCTGGTGTATTTATATTTGAGTTTGTAGCAACACACAACATTATGTCGTGTGCCTGTGCATCGTGTTGATGCACATAGTGGCAGTCGCCAGTTGGGACTACTCTAGCTCCAATTTTTTGAGCTATCTCAATGAGTTGATTTGAGATTTTTCTTTGTTCTGTTAAACCATGATCCTGTATTTCTATAAAATAGTTTTCTTTTCCGAACTATCTCTTGCATTTTTTTTGCAGACATCAAGGCAAAATCATAGTCATTTCGAAGCAGTGCTTGGGATACTTCGCCATTTAGGCATCCGGACAGCACTATTATGCCTTCACTATGTTGGGCTATCAAATCATGGTCTATTCTAGGCTTGCCATAATAACCCTCTAAAAAAGATCTAGAAGACATCTTAATTATATTATGATACCCAACATTATTTTTTGCTAGGATAGTTATGTGATAGGGACCTCTTTGTTCCCATTCATTTTTAGCTGGGCCAGATCTTTCTTCTTCGTCTCTATCAAATCTAGTTTTTCTTGCTTGATAGAATTCTGAACCAAGAATTGGCTTTACCCCAACAGATTTACCTGCGTCATAAAAATCTAACCATGAGTGAATGTTGCCATGGTCAGTTGTAGCCAATCCCAACATGCCTAGATCCTTAGCTCTAGACAGGTATTTTTCTACGTCACCATGTCCGTCAAGCATGGAGAAGACGGTATGGTTATGTAGATTGGTCCAATTTTTCACTGAATTCCTCGGTTCTTGTCGCTGCTATCAAGCGAAGAATTTCTAGATTCTCTATATGTAATCATAACTACTCCACCACAATACTTGCATGGAACATCTTTTCCATCTTGTGCAAATGGACTTTTGTACATATAGGACATCGGCTGATCAGACTTACATTCTGTGCAGACGCCTATAACATCATCAGGATCATTAACATTTTTACTCATTTTCTTGTTCCTTTTTTAAGCTCTTATACGCAAATCTAACTGGTGATGGTGACGATTCTTCTAAACCCTCTATGTATTTATTGCCTATCTGAATCCACTTTTTCTTTTTGTCTAACTGGCAAGCACCACAACCGACGCCTGCTGCATTAGCTCTTTCACAGGTATATGGTCTTCCACCAATTCCTATTTGTCTTCTTTTAATCCAATCATTAATGTGAGCTGACGATTTTTCAAAATTATAATCATCACACATACTAAGTATACTATGTAGATACTTAATAGACTCTTCATTGTATGTGAGAATCGAACAAAGAAAAAGTCTAGCCTCATGTTCTAAATGATGATTTTTCTTTGCTTGATCAACTAGATTCTTAATTCCACTACAACTTTTAAGAAGAGTATCAAGAGTAAATACTTTATCAGTTTTTTCTAGATCCTTAAATGCAGAAGAACCATGCTTATTAAAATAAGATAGAAAATCTCCAGATCGAACTTTTTCTATCTCCATGTCGTAATTAAATTGTCTAAACCATTCATTTGCTTTTGCATTGAATACTGGTTCATCAACGGTATTATCTTGTAATACAGAACAATAGGATTTAATTTTGTTCAAATCTGAAAATAAAAGTTCTCTGTTTATCCTATTTTTATAGAGACCAGTAGACTGGTGCCTAGATCCTGGTAATCTCCACATTCTTCTTGGGTCATAAACAGCAAAATCCAAACAATCTAGACTCATCTCATCCTTTAGCCTAGAAGCTATGTACCTAAATATTTTTGGCAATGCATTTGATGGATTTATTCCCAGGCATATAGCTTCACACTCTACGTGAAAGCCTTTTTTACCCGTAAAGTATACGACTATAGACTCTTCTGGAATGTACTTGGATAAATAATTGTAGAGCTTCTTGCATTGATCTAAAGATATCTGTTCATCTTCGCTGTCTATATCAAAGTAAAGAGAACCAAATCGAACAGCGCTTTCTAAATCTGCTGTGTCGTAATGCCAAATTGATGTATATAAACCAATGTTTTTATGCTCATCTCTAAAATTTGCTATATCAAAAATACTTATAATTTTAGGGTTACCAGATTGCTTCTGCCTAATGACTCTGGATAAAGAAGGTATATACACGGCGGTTTCTACTAACTGCCATTTGTTTAGATACTTTTGGGTATCCAATGGGATAATCATAATATCTTTTTCTTGATCTCTTTTTCTTCAATGCAGCCAATAATTACTTTTGATTCTTGATTCATGAACTTGTTATTAGTTCTAAAATAGATAGAATCTTCTATTATCTTTTCTATATTAGAGATAAGATAATGTCTTCTACCTATTCTATCATTCTTGTCCATCTTTTCTCCATTTAGGATTAATTAGTTCACTGTCTTCTATTACTGTGTGTATTTTAGAAGCAATATTATCAGAAAGGTGCACTATATAGTCTAGGTATGTTATTGGAAATGTTTCTGGAACTGGTGACCATGGACCAAGGTGACATCTAACTATTCTTAATATTGATTGAACAATTTCTTCTCCAACAAAAAGTGTAGATGATTGAGATTCGTTGGCAAATTTTTTATCATCATTTTGACAATGAGAAATAAATTTTCCTACTGTATATGGATGCATCGGATCATAATGAAAAGATTCATCATCTTTTGATGGTATTCCCTTACATAAATCATGAAGTAGGCATGCTGCTAGAACGATATCAGTTTCCTCTGTAGAAAGAGAATAAGAACCTGCCATAATCATGGCTATTCTAATAACTCTCTTTGTGTGTAGAACATTTCCGCCTTCGTTATGTTCATCTGCTGGGTGGTATTTTCCAGAAAAACTTGATGGTATTTTCCAAAATATATCAGCTCTAACTAAAACTGATCTAACAAAAGACTTTATGGCATCGTCTGATATTAAATCAATTTCTTTCAATAAAGGAAAGAGAATATCATTTTCTTCTTTTAAAGAAACTGATTCATTCTTCTGAATTAAAAGATCATCTAGTATTGACTTACTCATTTTTTAACCTCACTATCCCATCCATTCCATTCGGAACATGGTTTATCATACGGACACTTTTTACAATAGGGTATCAACCCTCTTTTAGGCACAAACTTTTTTGTACCTTGAAGTTTTTCTAGCCAATAATTAAACGAGTTTACATCATTTGTATTTATTGGAAAATCATTAAATTGAACATTTGGACTCAACATGTCTATGTATCCAAATCTTGTTTGAGACATCTTAGATGGATTCATATTGTTGTAAGCGGCTTGCATAGAACAGAAATCAATTACATATTGACTTTTATTTGTTTGTTTATAATTAAACATTATTTTAGTGACATAATATGTTTTATCTTTATACAATATTAAATCAAACTTATCTTCTATATTATAAGACCCACCACTAGGAACAATGTATTCTTCAGATATGGCCATAGGTATAAAATTGCTGCTAGAGTAATTTTCATAAAAAACAAGAAGTGCTGCTGCTGCTTTTGAAGTAAGGCTTGCAACATTTCCATACACTGACTCATGTTGCTCAGTAATTATGTCGTAAGATGTAGTGTTTTTAGGAAACCACATCTTTTCCCATCTATTCAGCAGTGATGCATAGGAGGGAATAACGCCAGATTGTTTTTTGTAAAAAAAGAAAAATACAATATTTTTAATAGTGTTTTCAAATTTTTCTGTATATATATCTCGAGAATATATTTTCTCTGGCATTTTTTCTATGTGCCTATAATCATATAATCTTTCACACAATTGAAAATCTTTTAGTCCTTCTACAGATATAAAAGCCATTAGTGAAAATCCTTTCCATTAAGAAGATCATCTAGTAAAGATGAGCTTGAGTCATAAGAATCATCCGTAATCGGATCATATTCTTCATATTTTTTTTTGAAGTCTACATACTTTACTAGAGGTGGATCATAACTAAAAGAGGATCCAGTGATTCTATTTTTTGGTATTTGAAGCTGCATTATGTTTTCATCAACTGTATCGTCATCAGTAGCTAGTCTTTTCTCTGTAATAAAGATTGTCACTGCACACTTCTGTTGAATAGCAAGTGATCCTCCAGTGTCTGATTGTTGTACAACTTCTCTTTTCTCTTTCATTCGGTTAGCATTTTCCTGAGCAGTAATGATGAGCACGCAGTTCATGTCTCTGGCTAGTTTTTCAAGCTTAACCATCATCTCTTCAAATTCACCCCATCTAGCCTTACCTTTACCTCTGGTAAACATAGATTGGATTGTATCTATAATCACTACATCAGGAAGGTTTTGATTGTGACCCAAGATATCTCTAAGCCAGAATTCAAGGTCTTCAAAATATGGTGTATCTGGATCATGTCTAACCATCAATTTATCGCCCCATTGCGATAACTTATCTTTAAAGATCTTCATATAAGACTCTTTTTGATCTTGAGACCACTTATGAGATTCTGAATATACATTCTGTTCAATTATTTGAGTAAATAATATTCTTTCCCAGTGACCCAAAGCTTCTTCAAAGTTTACGTACAAAACTCGATAGCCGTTATCTAGCCAGTTATTTGCTAGACACTTAGCAAATGTGCTCTTACCTTTGCCAGAAGGTGCAATGACAGCATGAACAGCTCCCCTAAAGAATCCGCCATCGTCTGTATATCCCATTGCCCTATTTAGGGATTTAAATTGTGTAGGTAAAAAGTCCGGTATATCCAAAAGAGAATCTACCCTACCTATAATATCTGAACCACTAGTTACCTTGTCTAGTGGGTTATAGTGGATTTGATTTTCTAGTTCTCTAATTTGAGAAGTTAACTTCTCAATTCTTAAGACATCCTCTGGGGTTTTCTGACCCTTTTGATTAAGGATCATCTGAAGCTCTTGCAGATAATTTATCTGTCTTCTTTTTCTGGCCTTATGCTTGACCAACTCTGTGATAGCTTCTGAATTAGAAAGTTCTAGACCCATCAATATATCTATCATCACAGAAACACCAGCATTACCCCCAAGTGCCTCATAGATATCTGTCTCAGAATCTAACCAAGATTTAAATGCTATTGGGTCTACAATTTCAAGTTGGGTAGCATTGTAAAAAGATAGAAGAGCTTTATAAAATTCGTTGATACCTATTTCACCATGAATCGTGCCCACTTCTTCTTCAGGCAGATTCTCAAAAAAATACTTTATAGATCCATGTACTCTAAGGCAAAGTGCAAAAATTTGATATTCTACAGGCAGTGAATCAGTGGTCTCTATTTCCTGTATTTCTGTCATTATTTTTCTTCTTTTCCTTTAAGATTCTATAGGCTTTTTTGCGATATTCAGAATTTTTTTTCTTACTGATTTTGTAAGCTTCAGAATCAGTAATGCTTCTTTTCTTTTTATTGTTTTCTATAATTTCACTACTTCTAATTGCATCTAACATTCTATCAAATACAGCCTGTTCTGTCAGGCTATCATTGTATCTAAATACAATTAGCGCAATATTATTGTCTTTGCACCATTGAGCTTTTTTGGCATCTCTTTTAACAGCTTCTTCAAAGTCATATTTAGAATCATAGAAACGACTGGTGTAATAGAAGTGTTGTCTTCCATGATATTCTGCTGCTATTTTATATTTTTCGCAGTATACGTCAAGCTTTAATTTGTCACCAATATGGTGTTCATTGACTATTTTTTCTCCTGGCAGGAGTTTTTGCATTATTGCAGTAAGAGCCGATTGGCCCCTAGACATTTTCTTTCGTCTTTCCTTTATCCAAGAAAGACCAAGTGAGTTAATTTTTTTATTAACTTTTTCTAGGGGCCAGTCAAGCTCTCTTGCTATTTGGGAAAGAGAATAGTTTGACTCAAAAAGAAGATCGACTAGTAGCTCAATATCGTCATCGTCTTCTTGATATCTATCACTTTTCATTTCTAGAAGATGCGTTGTAGGTTTTGGTAAAATTAATAGTTTTACCAAGATCTATAACAGACATATCTAGTCTTTCCCATATCTTTCCAGATAGTGCCAGACCTAAGGAGCTGCAGTCCATTAAACAGTAGTCTACTCCTCCTTCAAATTCTGATATCTGAGAAAAAACATCGTCCAATTTATCATAATGATTATTATATGGAACGGTAATTACATTGACTTTTGTATTCAAAGTTTTATATATTGTTTTCTTATCGTGGAAAGAAACCACTAAAGTCGGAGTATGCTTAAAATAAAAAGAACAAAAATAATCAAAGATATCTTTTTCATTTAAGAAGTAATGCTCAAATAAATTAGAACTGTAACTTCTATTCGAATTTTCAATTCCTATCTTTGCATGCTTATTATTATGTATGTCATCCACTAAACCAGAAGAATAATTCTTCATAATTCTAGGATGCTCTAAAGAAATACTTTTTAATACAGCTTTTGCAAAGTGATTGGGAAAAGAATTCTCATTCTTTTTATTTAGAGCAACTATTGAATACTTAGATATATTCATAAAAGAAAATTTCTCTTTTGAATTCATCAAAAGGGTTAAGTCAATAATTGCTTGCTTTTCATTTTTCATTGCATTCTCCAGTTTATAAACCGAATGTTCCCCAGTCAATTAAGACTGGATTTTCATCTACGATAGAATTAATATGATTTATATTGTGGAACTTTCCACCATCTAATTGCGAGTATCTTTCATACTTTGACTTCTTATCTTCATCATGGACATAGCCCAGATGCTTCATAATTAAGCCTGAGTTAACCCAAAAATTATTTTGCTTTAACATATTAAGTACATATGTGGGTTCAGATCCACAAGCTAACTCTCTATCAAAGAACGTTCCACCGTTTAGATACCTAAAAATTCTACTGCTGTTTGTGGGTGCCCACAATTTATCTACTCGATATTGAGTCTGATTCCACATGTGATAAAAGCGAACATTAACAACATCTTTTTCTGATTTGTTAAGAACAGATTTTACATCCAGTGCATCAATATTATCAATATCATATAGCATTTCGTCGCAGTCAATAGCAATAATCCAGTCGCCTTCTGTGGCATGATTTTCTAAATTTAGCCATGCATACTTGCGAAGTCTAGCTTCATGAACATTGAACATTCTTTTTGGTGTCTTGTAAACATTTGCATAATTTGCAGCAATTTCTGCGGTGTTATCGTCTGAGCAGTCATCGGTAAAAACAATTTCGTCTACCTGCTTTGACAGTCTTTCAAGAACATCTTTCAGAAATCTTTCGGACTCATTACGTCCGACCATTTGAGCAATAACTTTTTGACTCATAAATTCCAATCTTAAAAATGAGAATAGCGGGGTTTTACCCCCGCTACCTCAAACCAATAATAACTATCAGTCAACGATTTGTTCGCGAGCCTGCACTGCAGAAATTCGCTCAACATCAACGTCTCTGAACATAAGCTCACCTGAAACACCAGGTAGGGTGCGACGGTTGCTCTTTGCGAGCTTCTCCGCATCTGCCATCGTGTTTGCCTTCACGATAGAAGTTGTGGTAACCGTGAAGTACTTGAACTTGTTTTCTGACATTTTTGTCCTTTCAATTATTTGGTTGGATAATGAATTGCGATATATTCTATCGCATCTTGCAGGTTGTCTGCAAGTTTTGTTGCCATATATTTCATATAAACTCTATCTTTATATGAAGGGTGACAGAATACTACAGCTGGTTGACCATTAATTTTGGCCCACGACAACTCAAAATCTGTACCTATATATGCGCGATCTTCTATCATATATTCTACAAGAATAACATCAGATCTTTCTTGCATAAATATATTTTTTCTTGCGATTTCTTCTGCTGACATTGTTTTGTCTTCAGGTATTGAAGTAGGATCATACACTGAATAACCACGTTGTGTCAACATGAACGTAGCTTCTTTGCGCCAATTTGTTGCATACTCTCCAACGTAATCCATAGCGCCAGATAAAAAAACTGTAACTGTCATATAGAAGTATTATATCGTACTTTTTCTAATCAAACAAATTGTCAATAATTTTTTGATAATCTCTTTCAAAGCCAAAAGATTGGTCGTCTTTTATTCTTAAACCAATAATTTTTCTTAATTCATTTATACTTTTTTCAGAAACAAAATCAAATAAATTTTCAGTTATTTCATTTTTATCTTGTTTTTTATTTACATAACTTTGAAGATCTTCACGCACACTACGTCTACCAGGAGAAGAAACTGTTTGACGATTTGGATCAATTTGCGAAGGTAGAGTGCTATGTAAATGAAAAACTATAAAAGGATTTTTTAATCTCAAAATAGTATACCCATGCGTGTATAACCTAGAAGAGTGAAGCACTTCGTCTCCCAGGTAAAGAATGTTTTTATTTGGTTTTACTTTTGATAAATGTCCATAAGAAAAAAGAAACGCACCATTAGTATAAATAAAATTAAATAAACTTTCAAATTTTATAGTTGGTATCGAACAATTAAAAGCGGAAGAAAAAACCCAATTAATCTCAGTTTTTTCACCTAACTGATGCAATCCATATTGACTTATCTCTGGTTTTTGTTTAAATATGGGATCATTTATGTTGATATTTTTATTGGAAAAAGAATTCAAAGCGTCTTCTACAACAAATCTTCTTTTCTTTTCATCAATAAAATAACTATTTAAAGAGTAACTTATTAGAGGTTTCTCCACTCCATCTTCACTTGCTTTTTCTAGTGACGATATGAGTATTAGATCCCAATTGTAAGTAAATAACATGTGAGAATCTATTTGCATATAAAAATCTTCGTCTTGATAAAATTCATTTGCAATATATCTGCTAATGCCAACTCCTACATTTTGCGGAAACTTAGAATGAGAAATAGATAATTTGTATGTTTTTTTTAAACTATCTAAACTTTTTATTAACTCAATTTCATTAAGAATATTTTCTTCATAAAAACAATTGTGAATACCAAAATGGATATCATGAAATCCAGAACACTTTTCTAGTACGTCCTTTATGGTTTCAGCAAGTTCTGAGTCGTGGTAAGATCCTATTTGTACAAAAATTGAAGACATTTATTTACCTTTTAAAGATCTAAGTTGGCCAATAATATTCTAAATCTATTGGTTCATCAAAGTATTGAGAATAATATTCGTAATCTTTTCTAAGAAGATTTGACCTATGCGATTTATGAAAATCTTTATTTCCAAACCAATGTGGAAGATTTATGCGCTTATAATCTAGCTCTTCCATCTTCATGCTATTCTTATAGCCTCGCTTTATCCATTCTTCTATTGTAAAGTTCTGGTAAAGCTTTAATGCTTCCTCATATCCTGTCCACATACGAGTAACAGGATGATTGCGCCAACCTTTTGTTGGTGTTCTATCAAGCAAAATGTTTAAAACTTGAAATGTTTCTACTCTTTGCTTTCCAAGCCGACGATAATCCAAAACTCTTACTGATTGTAAAAGATCCGGATAGGGTAAAAAGGTTTGCATTTACTTAATCTTTCTTAAACTCTGTCCATGTTTTGTCGCCAACACCATAATACTCCCTAGCAAGCCCAGATGCAACTATGTCTGTATTCAAACATTGGCCGTCGGCATTCCAAACTCTAGCAAGAACTCTTCCATACTTTTCATTCTTATCAAGAATGGTTTCTATCTTAACTTTATGTCCAGCTTTTGCGAGCCATTGATCAGTAAATTCTTTTGCAGCTAAGCCCTTTTGTTTTTCTTCTAAGTTTGTTGTGCGACTTTCTGGAGTGTTAACCCCATATAATCTTACTCGCCCTTTACGAAGTGTGTCAAAACCAAGGTCAATGACAATGTCAAAAGTGTCACCATCGATTATCTTTTTGACTTCTGCATTATAATAATAAACGTTCTTATCTTTCATTTTAATCTCTTTCTATTCCCATATAATCACAAGCTTTTCTAAATATTTCTCTACTTATTGGAAACTGTGCGTCGGCATGGCTATAGCCTTCTCCAGGTTTAGGAGAAGAGGCGTGCCAGCTATGGCCGATTGAAACAGATCCGTCATATACAACTTTATATCCTAAATGCCTAGCAAAGTATGAACACCATGTCTCTTCATAATAATGAGGAGTAGGCAGAAATGCTCCTATTGCGTTTGGATACATATCTCGATATCTAGGATTATTGGTCAACGCATTCCATACTTCTCTACGAATAAAATAAGCAGAGCCTGAGACCGTAACACATTCAACTCTATCCCTATAGAGTTCATCTAATTTGTCTAATTCTTTCCAACCCCTATGTCTTGGAGCTGTATTGGTTCCGACTATTCCTGCATGAGTTATGTGCCCATACTCATCGCGCTGCTTGGGTCCAAGTATATGTATGTCTGGATTTTCTTTAAAAATATTTTCTATTTTTATACAGTCACTTGATGACATCCATACATCTGCGTTTAAAACTGCGATGATTTCTGCGTTAGAATTACTAGCCATCATATTTGTAGCGGCTGAGTATCCTATATTTTGACGAAGATAAGTCCTATTAATATAGTATGAATCTTCATTATCCCTTATCCAGGGGATAAAATTATCTGTTGAATTATTATCTGTAATATACAGATTCCAGTTTTTTTCAAGCGCGCCATTTGGACTTTTTAAATCAGAGTGAAGAGTGTCCAAAAATCTCTTCAATTCTTTTGTTGAGTTATAATTAACTATACAAAGATCAATCATTTGGCTCCTTAGCAGTTATAAGATCAAAGGCATTTTCTGGTGATAATCCAAAGCCAATATAATAATTCATTTCCTTAAAAACTTCATCAATAGATTCTTTATCGAAGAATTCTATTAACCTATTTTTATATTGATTCATTGTGGCTTGATCTTTAAATTGATTTTTAAATTTAAAATAATTATACACTGATAGTCCTATCAATCCTATAATGGAAGACGCCAATAAAATGTTACCATTCTTCTTCATAATTTCCTTGCTCAGGAACATAAGTTTTTTCAATCCACTCATCTATGTCTTTAGTTATTTGTACCCATGAGTTTGCCTCATTTGAGTCTTCGCAGTTTTGAGACATGTAAATGTATGTAGACTTTATGTGATCTAATACATTTAGGTCTGCAACAAAAACTGCTTGACCAGGAGCTACTTTTACTGTAACTTTTTTCTTATTCATTTTCTTGTTTTTCTTCTAATTGATCTTCTACTTTATAAAGGCATATATTATCTGAGTCTGGCTCAAATGTAACAAAAAATATATTTTTATCATCTTGAGATAAACCATCTGGTGGTGGTGAATCTAGCGCAATTTTTTGCGAAGAACAACCATAAACCTGACTATGGTTTTTATATACAACTAAATAATTTAGCTTTGACGCTGGCACTACCTAACCTCTATTGTTTTTACATCTGACTTATTAAGAAATTTCTTTACAGTATCCCACTGAAGATAATGGTCATCTTTTTTATAATAAACGTATTTAACTGTGCTATTTGCTATTAGCTTAGCACAAGAAAAACATGGAGGTCCATTTACGTATATCTTAGTGGGCTTTGCGCTATAGTCGCTATGTAGGAAAGCATTTGCTTCTGCGTGAATGGCTATACAGTTATCATAGTTTGATCCATTGGGGCTATCTTCGTAAACCCTAGGACAGCCACCATCATTGCAGTGCTCAAAACCACTTGGTCCACCATTATAACCAAAGCCAACTATATGATTAGATTCATCAACCAGTACAGCACAATATTTTCTTTTAGAACATGTAGAAAAAATTGTAGCGGAGATTTCACACATATCCATAAATTGGATATCTTTTCTTTGTACCTTCATATTAAATCAAAATTAATATACCAGACAAAAACCCAATAAATAGCGCTAAAGATATGGCAATATTTTTAGTTCTTTTTGTTTCACTAAATTGTGCCACCAACTGCAAGGAAACTATATAGTTAATTAAAAGAGTAAAAATTATTGCAATGAAGAAATCATATATCATTTTTATGAACCAGACAATTGATTGTGACAGGAAAAACTGGAGCTATCAAATGATGCACTGCCTTTGCATATTCTCTAATTTCATATTGGGAATCGTGCTCAAGTCTTTGATTAAGAAAGAGACACACGGACTGCAAAGAACATGACCATCTATATACTACATACATTCCATAAGCTGGTAACATAAGTCTAGCCTGTTCAGGGGCTACCCCAGATTCAAGGGCTAAATTATAAATAGCTTCACCTTGTTCAACGTATTTAATTAAATTCTCAGTAAGAATTGAACCAGTCCATGGATCAACCGGACCACCAGATCCCTGCTTTGAATTTTCTGGTGCCATTCTCCATTCATCGTTTTTTGGAATATAGAATTCTGGCTCCATAGTTATATATCGTCTAGATGACTCATTCCAAGAATCCATTGTATGGTCTGAGCCTACAACATATTTCCAATGCTGTCTAGCTACCATGAGTGGTGCTTTAAATTCAAATGTAGCAAAAGCATGTCTGAACGGTGACATGTGATTTTCTCTTGCTAAGAAATCAATCAGTCGTGCATCACCAGGGCTAATTTCTTTACTCTCTTTTGCATAAGAGGCGCGAGCAGCATTGGCAACGGATAAATCCGATCCCATTGTGTCAACTAATCTAACATAACCTTTATCTAAAACATCAATAAAATTGTTTTGCTTCTCTAAAGCAATGTTTTCACTCATCTTCTTCCTCGTCAATATTAAAACTCTGATCTAATTCAATGAACAATTCTACCATACAGTTGTTTAAATCTTCACCTGACTTATATAAAATATCTAAAACTTCAGGTATATCCTCATTAATAGGCGGTTCATTACTAAGTAACATAAAAATGATTTGAGAAACATTAGAAACACAATCGCCTAAAACCTCCTGCAATAATACAAGCTGCTTTAGGTCATAGGCAAGAAGCTTTTCCTTATCTTCATTTACTTCATTGATATTTGTTGATTTTATGATTTCGGAAAATAATTCGTTTATCTTATCATTATCCATATGTTCATCAGACATTTTAAGCTCTACTTTATTGGACAAGCTCCGGTAGCGCACTCTAAATCATCAAGAGAAAAATCTCCAGATATATCAGTAAATGACACTTCCTTAATCTTTGACTTAAGCTTGTTGTATTCATCTTCACTAATCTCTTCATATGGAGCAAGAGCAAAACCATGCTCACTATGAAGAAGGAATGATACAGACTTAACCTTATTCTTATAATTTGCTTTTAGCCAATCCTGTATATCATTAAGTTCTTCTTTTCTATAATATACAGTAACACTAACGTTATTATCTGCCCAATTAGACTGAGCCTTAACAACCCATTCAAGCTGATTAATTGCAGTTAAATCCTTAGCTAACGTAGCGTGGTCGGGAGTTTCTGCTGGAAATTCAACAACACAAATAGTGTGATTTTCTTTACCGTCAATACCAACATCATAAACAACCTTGTATCCCTTGTCTCTACAGTACTGAACCAGTGGATCGCTGCTACCCATTCTTACTCTGCGAATGTAATGTTTTGCATAAGCTGGGTGAATTCCTGGCGTAACACCCGCTAACAAGCTTAGGGTTCCGCTAGGCTTGACAGTTGTTAGCTTAATTGATGGGTTGATACCTAAATTCTTCGACCACTCTGAGTCAAATGACTTAAGCTCATTGTAGCAATCGCTAACCCAGGAAAGCTGTTCTTGAGTTGATTGCAACCATCCAGTAATTCCCTGACCGAGTCTACGGTTCTTTGCAATTACTTCCATACTCTTTTGATATGGGTAAGCAAGAGTTGTAATGGCTTTCTGCGTCTTGTAAAGAAGCTTGCTAAGATCGATTAATTCTTCTTTTGAAGATATATTTGGTAGAAAAATTTCTGCAAGGTTGCAAGGCTCTCCGTCTTCCAGACCGATTTCACCACATGGGTTCGTACCAATAACTTTTGAGTCATTAACCTTTTCTCCTAATCTACCATTTTTTCTGATAAGTGCTCTATTGATAAGACCATATGGTTCACCTGAGCCGTCATAACCTTTCCAGAATTCTTCAATGATTTCATCATATGCGTCTGCATATATTGAGTTATTTGAATTAGCTCTCCAACCAGGAATATCACCCTTACCCCAATTTTTTGCGCGAAGGAATAAGAAATCATCAGGATCTCCAATTGCAATTTGAGCTGAACGACGTGCCGAACCTGCTACTACCACCTTGCCAATAATGTTAGCAATATCAAGGGCATCAATTGACCTAATCTTCTTCCCAGCTCTTGAACTAAGAATCTTACATATGTCGGTTATTCCTTCGATGAGGACCTCTGGACCTGATGCTGTTCCGCCAAACGTTTTTAGCGGTGCACCAAAACCACGAATAAGAATAGTTGAATAGGTAAAAGATTTGCCAGTGCAGAAATAGCTATCAAGAACTTTACCAAGTAATTCTGACCAGCCAAATCTTGAATCAGGAACTATAAAGTCGGCATCGTTTGAACGCTCATGTCTGATATGGTCAACATCTTTAACCTTTGGAAACTCATGCACAGATGCTCTTTCCACTGTATATCCAACACCACCACCAAGCATTAGGTGATCCATTAAGAATTTAAAGTCATCTACTTTTGATATTGTTGTCATCCAGCAGTTTACAAGTGAAACACCACTCATCTTCTTAACTAGCGGTGTACCCAACTGCCATAAAGCACGACCAGAAAAAGTACCCTTAAGGTTAAATATGTAATCAAATAATCTTTCAGCTTCTTCCTTGGTGTAATTAGCACCAATTTCTTGAGCTCCGTTAACGCAACGGGCAATTGTCTCATGCCAGTTTTCTTTTCTTCCCAAAGATTCAATGTCCCTAGAATAGGTTCTCTTGTAGACTATCTCACCCATTCCATTAAAGCCCCAAGGTGGCGTTTTTGTTGCGTAGGACTGTACAAATTCTTCTGAAAGAATATCGGATTGCATTTTTATCTCCTTGTAAATTATTTTGCTTGTATCTTTTTAACGTAATTTTGATTTGCTTTTTGTAACTCTAAATTTTTAATCTTAAGTATTTGATCTGTTGTGTATATTTTGTGTATTTCTCTTTCAAAAAAGTATCCACTTCTCCAGTTGAACATGTTCTTTATAACATTTTCGTGATTCATAAAAATATTACAAACAACTGCACCACCGTAAGCCATAACTAAATTGGAAAACTTTGATTTTAACTCATCTGCGTTATCTTCATTTACATATCCATTATCTTTTGCTGCATTGTAAAGCCAATTAAATGCTTGTCTAGTAACTGGAGATATATCAATTGGATCTATTATACCTAACATAATTGCTTTATTTCTATCCTCAGCGATTTTAATGTCTTCTTTTAAGAGATCTTGAAACATTTTAAACCAATCTCTTTCTTTAAACTGAAGCCATCCAGAACACCAATACAATAGATTATCGGGTGGTTTGGGTATAGCACTCTTTTCTGTATAGTTGAGAAGTACTGCACAACTTATGGATTTTTTTACAAACTCTTTTCGTTCTTCTGCGTCTTTTCTCTTAGCCCCTGAAGACTCCCATAGTTTTAATAAAGCTTTCTTCCAGTCATGAGGTCCAAGAAAAATGGTGAGATATTTTTCCGCTACTTCAACTGAAATAACTCGTTCATTAACTACTTTTTCTAAATCTTGATAAGACATTTATAATCCCTTATAAAACCATCTAAACCCATAAAAGCCTGCAATAAAAACATTAGTCCCGCCCTTTCGGGCGGGACAACTATGTTTGTGATTACCGCCTACTAACACTGTGGGATAATTATATCACAGAGCCAGTAGCTCAAATTGTATCTAGGTGTTATTCCTGATTAAAATTTTCCTATCTTACTCAGATACTTTTTCCTAATCATCTTTTCCAACAAAAGATGGAAAGTTAAACCTAACCACGCTCCTATAAATATATTTTTTCCAATTGTCTGTTCTGTGTGACGCCAAAAAGATCTAGTTAATGTTTCGATCTTTTTAGTTTTTATCGCATAAACATCATATAAAACTATGATACCTATGAGACCGATCCAGCCTATTAGTCCAGACTTCCTACTATCTTTTTCTAGACTAATAGGATTGGATAAAATATTAGAGAGCTTTTGCTGACGGAACACCGTACCATTCTTTAACTTTTTCTCTGCCATAATCACTAGTAACATTTGCCTGACCATAGCCAGCTGTAAAAACCTTGGCACTAGTTACGCCTTGTGCTTCAGTTGGTCTAAATACACCAAATGAAGCTGGTGCGCCTTGAGCCTCTGTTCTTGCTGCATGGCCTGTATTTGCAAACGCATTAGCAGAAGTAACACCGTCAAAGATATAGTTATTGTAACTATATTCGCTAACTCTATCTGCATGACCATACCCTGATGGGAAAGCAGCTGCACCACTGAGCCCCTTGAATTCTAGAGGACGGAATCTTGCACCATCGTATGTTGCACTACCATTGGGGAAAGTGCCAGAAAGTGGATGCACATAAAGTGTAGTTCCATTAAAAAGCTGTGATAAAAATCTATTGCCAGGGAACTGACCAGTACCTGGAGCAAAATGATTGTCTGGAGCACCATCCAAGACGTGACTGGTGCTGTAAAGTGGGTAGTATGAATATGTTCCAGTACCCTTAGCTTTGCCAGTCATAGAGGTATATGGATTGGTCATCTCAGCGGTTGACCTACCCTTTAGAACTGGTCTTGGTCCAACGTAAAAAGTTGCCATTTATAGTCTCCTTGTGGATTTGTATGTCTTAATAGTAAAAGGGTAATCCCTATATTGTAATCTTAATTATACGATAAAATCGCATTCTACCTTTAAATCTGATAAAACTGGTGGAGTTTTATCGTCTAACATATTCAATGTGACCTCAATCCAAACAGAACTTGATGAACCTGGATTGCTAAGGGTGTAGGATCCACCGTCCTCATAAATAACCCTATAGCTAAATGCTGTAGATAGTAGACTTGGAGGCACATTATATATGTATGGGGTAACGTTTGTTACTTCCGATATTAACTTACCACTTGGTGCATCAAACTTAACAATAGTCTTGCCAGTAGTCAAAAATTTATCATATCTAATATCAAGATCCGATAATCCATAGCTATATATATATCTATTCAATTCTTTAAAGTAATTTCTTTGATTCATTTTTATTCTAATTGCAGTGATTTCTAGATCACCAAAATAAAAACATAATGGTCCAGAATTTGATATTTTATCCGAACCTGCAGTGGCCCATCCACCAGGTGGAACCTTGCCTATAGCAGCAGTCTGCCCATTATATAGACCATCAACGTTCAAGTCATACCAACCATCTGACTCGATAAGATTTGGATTTGAATTAGTAGTATATTCTATAGAAAATATATCTACGGATCTCATTGGATATGGATTGAACTTTATGCAATTAGTCTTGTTTGAGCCAGTATATTCTGTTGGAATTTTTACGTAAAACATCATTTGTGCTCCGGCATTGTTAGCCGTATTGGAGACAATGTTTCTTTTCCATATCTTATTTGGATCATCTAATATTGCGTAGTATGTTGGAGTGGTATCAACTACGGATCCACTTGAATCAACTCCAGAATAAGAATTGTCTATTGAAGTTTTAAAGAAATCAGGAACAACTTGACCTGTTGTTGGATTGTAAAACTTGACCTTTGAGGTTGATGAACCAGAAACAATCGGTAAACTTATAGTGTTATAGTATGGATCAAAGCTAAGAAGGTCAGTTGAAGAAATAGTGTATGCCGTAGATAAAAACGTTGCGTAATCTATCTGAGTTGCACTATAAAGAGATAAGACAGAATCATTTGCCTCTAAGGCAGCTAAGCGATCCTCTAGATCTTGCACGGCATTGGATAGGAATGCGTGATCTTTAATAACTCTTTCAAAAGCCTGCTGTAGTTTTGATTCTAGTGTATTTGCTTTATTGTAAAGCGTTACAAGATCTTGATAATTTTCTTCAATTCTGGCATTATAGTCTGCGCTATCAACAATGCCATTATATCGAATGTCTCTTTTTTGTGTTCTAATAATTTCTGACATTTTATAATCCGTTTTCTAGTCTCTTTATTTTATTTTCAATTCTTGAAAGTCTTGCTGACAATATATTGTTATTTTTTATTGATAGATTCTGTATTGAAGATCCGTAAGAAGTGCTAGGATCATCTATATTGATTTCAATTCCATCAATATCATAGTCAGGTCCATCATTCAATTTATCTGCTAAAGATATAGACTTAATGTTTCCGCTTAAAGCGTAGCTTTGAGCAAGTACGGAAGCATCTATTTCATCTAGTTCTATTGTAATTCTTTCTAGATCTAATATTAAAGAATTCATTTCCAGAATCTCAGATGAGCTTACTCTAGAAGCCCTATACTTTTGTCTAGATCTATTAAATAAAGGCTCTACTATTCTTCTTCTATTAGACTTTTTGGAAAAAGTTATTCCCATGTAAAAATCACCTTCTATATATTAGTACTGTCCACATAGACTAGATACTGGAATGCTTAAATTTTATTCTATAAGATTGCAAAACTGGAGTTGAATATGGATTCTCATACCTACCCAAATCTGCTCTGAATCTTATGGATTCGACAGATCTTGCTGTTTTTGCCGTATAACCAAATCGACAAGTTCCTTCTAATTTTTGTGATGAAAATATTTGTTTAATTCCAAATATAGTATCAACTGTAAAATAATTTTCTTTATCTATCTCTTTATTTGCAAAATCAAAAGGATCTAGGTAATAAAAATAGTCTACAAATATAGAACCAAACTTTGATAAGCTGGTTCCTTCCATTAGTGAAAATGAAGCTACGCCATTATATGGCTTGTCATAGGTTATTATTATGTTATTTATACCTTCAACAAAATTCCACTCTATACTTTTAGATACAACACCATTTGGAAGGTCTGCTATCAACTCTCCATTTAAATATATGGCGAGGTTAAAATTATAATTAATTTTATTAACTGTATATATTACTCTTTGAGCTGAGTTACAAAGCAGCTTTGACTGCACGTATCCGCTTGAGGGAGATGTTATCCCTGGATATATTGATCCCAATTGTTCTTTTAGGGTAGAGGATAAAATATTTGGTTTATTCTGTTGAATTTCTGTTGACCAGAATGAAAGATCCTTATATTTTTGAACTGTTGTATCCTGCATAATGTAATAATAGTGCTTAAATGAATCCACATTTCCATACAATGATGGATTGATATAGTCTGTAGATCTGTTCAAAGTAGCTACCTTGTATACTGTTTTTCCAGTGTACAAGGTAGATGACGGATTAATCTCGTCTGCATTTTTTGATGTAGCACTTAATGGGGTAAGCTGCAGATCTGAAGCTGATGGTTCTGATTTAATTAAAATATTTTCTCTTGTAGAACCCTCAAAAGAAACAATGGAAGAAAATCCTGCTGACTCAGATCCCTGTGGAGATATTGGAATCCAATTAAAGTCTGAAATACTTGTAGCTGATGGAACGTCTTGAGCTACATAATATTTAATTTCCGTTCCACTTACAGCTTGGTCTTGTACGTCTATAGAAACGGAATCAATAAATATTGTAGAATTGTCTGTGCTTGGTATCGAGTGTGGTTCTGATACAAAAACTGCGTTCTTGTCATAGTATTTTGATCCTATCATCAATTCTCTTAAACCGAATTTATATTTATAAGGATTATTTGATCCTGCAACTACAGCATCCGGCTCTATCTTAGACATAATTAGATCTATAGATGAATAGCTGTCAGCAGGAAGTGAGGCAGTAAATGTTCCGTAATCCTGTCTTGAATCCACTGTCCTAATTTCAGACTGCTTAGTTGTATCGGAATAATTAGCTATAACGTATATGTTAACTGGAGATGTAGTAGAAACCACTCCTTGAACTTTAGATATAACTATATTGCTATTTAAAGGTATTCTAATGCTTAAAGAAAAAGAATTAATCTCTGCAGAATTATATTCATAGTCCCAATAAGTATCTGTAAGTCCATCAAATATATTGTTAAACAAAGATAAATCCATGCTAACAGGTAGTATGGATCCGTTAACTGACAGTGATGCATTCGCGCTTGCAGATACTATATTGTTTACAGTTAAGTTGTTGTAATTAGCTGATGTTAATGATGGTAATTCAACGTTCTTTTTACTAGTATTTATATATACATTGCTAAAATCTAGATCTGATTTATTAAGGGATGCAAAGTTTTCTGTTATAGAATAAAAGAAACCGTCTGAATTATTATTAGAAAATAATAAGTCATCTACCTTAGACTCTAGTTCTATTCTTCTTTTTTTTAAATTTTCCAATTTTTTATTTAATGCATTGATAGTTCCCATTAATTGATCATTATTTTGAAAAATGGAATCAAAAATAATATCAACATTAAAAACTGAATTAGCCATTATAGAATTCAAAACATCTACGTCAGTTACCGATATACTCCTAAGTATATCTGTATCTACTCTAAGTGGGAATCCCGCTTTATTAACTGTAAAATAGTCATTAAATGCCTTTCTAATCTGTTGATCATCTGGCATAACTCCTGAAGTATGAAATATCTTATACAGATTTTCAAGCAAACGAGTTTTTTGTATTGTAGATATATTCACGATTTTTTAACCTTTGCTCCAAGAGTATAAGAATGTATTGTAGGTGTTGTATTTATATCTTGATTTTTAGACATTTCTAATTTAACCAAGACACTTTTTATTTCTTTAGGAACTTCTGGAAAAGAATAGTATGTTACGCCAGGAAGTTTATATCCAGTAGGAACATTTTGATTAAAAGCTAAAACTTCATCTCCACCTGCATAACCAGATTGAATCGGAGATATTCTTAGCCAATTTTTTCCTTCATCAACAGAAACGTATGAGTTAATAGACGCAGAAGTATCAGACAGACTCTGTAAATCTGACTCCATATTAAGAATTAATGACTCAACTGGCAAATCAAATTCAAACGGTCTTGATATTATCTGGCCAGAATTTATATACTGATGATATTCCAGTGATATATCCCTAATACCTATTGCCATTCTTTTAGCCTTTAGGATTTTCTTTTCCATTTTTATTGGAATATTATAGTTTTTAGATACTGGATTGCTTCCCTTAGTCACTATTGTGACAGGAATAACTTGCCTTATTGCATCTTTAACTTTAAATGCATTTGGGTTAGATAGTTTTGGCCTTATTAAGGACTCGTTGTATTTTACTTCCTTATAAAGAGCTTCACTTATACTGGTTGGATTGAATCTATAAGATTTTGATACTGAAGTGTAAAATGGGCTATCATCTTTTGTTGCTTCGGTATAATCAGTTACCCAGTAACAGTGTTGTATTTCAACTTCTTGATGCTGATCTTGCTCCATTGTTATAGTTGCATTAATTGCTTCTGTTTCTTGAAATGAAACTACAGCTTTATTTAAAAAGTAACTATTAAATGACTGAGTTGATATATTTTCCGGAGAAACTCCAATATATATTGGTTTCTTTAAAACCTCAAAGTCAGTTCCATCTGCTCTTGTCAATAAAATGCTGCTTACCTTTATAACTTTTGATGAACCAAAATAAGGCATAATAGTTATACTATTGCACTTTTGTGCAGTTCCAGAAAAAACTTTAACTTGCAACTTTAATGGCTTAGTTATGTCATGACTTGCCCAATTTACCAAAGAGCCGTCGACATCTCTGATGTAGCAGAATTCTTTTTCTGAGTATCCAACTTCTGAAGTTGGCTTTTCCACAGCTAAAGCTTCGTATTCAAAATACGTTAAAGGATTATTGTCAACAATATTATTTTTATTACCAATTGATGGGCTTTCTTCAAAAACATATCTATAGCCATTTGAGGAAACTGAGGAAGTTCCTTTAATTACTACGTGATTATTTCCTATAAACCCATTAGAATCTAAAACTTCTATTCTTGAACCTTGCCATGTTGCAGCGCTCTTAGATTGAAGAGACATGCTTCCATTTGATATAAATGGAATCCTATCAACTAAATACTTTGTTTCGTCTATGTAATCATAATTATCAAATGAGTCACCTATATAGACTATATCATCTGCCGGACTTTGAGAATACATCTGAAGAACTTTTGCTTTAGAAGTAATTCTGTTAATATATTTTTTTTCTGATTCTACCTCTGCATTAAACAGGTTGTAAACATTAACAGTTTTTGAACTCAAGAAGTCTAGTTGCTTTGCGGCGTTGTTAATATCTTGCTTGAGATTAGAAAGAAATAAATTTATCTTACGAGATGAAGGTGGTTCTCCCTTTATAAATTGCTCTACATCTGTTTTAGCTGAACCAATTTTTTCATACAATTCATTTAAAGATTTATTGAAATCATTAATAATATCTTGTTTTGTAACAAAATCTCCCTTTGACCATTTTTCCACTAAATCAGCTACTGATTTAGCTATTTGATCATAAGCTAAAGTATATGGTGATAATTGTGTCATAATTTACCTATTTTTTTATAATAACTTTTGTTAACTTATCATAGAATGGATCGTATATTTTTGTTTTGCATTTAACTAAAATAGAATCCGCTGAACAAGTATAATTTATATTAGGAATATTCTTTCTCATAATTAGTCTAAATCTTAAAGAGCTTGGCACATACTCATAAATAACCCTAAATGGGCTAGATATATATTGGTTAAATATAATCTCTTTTCCATTTTGTATGAAATAGACTCCTGATGGTTTCAAAGAAAAGTCGGGGGAATCCGAACTTTCGGTATAGTTTGTTAAATTTACTGCATATGAACCATCGCTAAGAAGAATTTTTACTGGATTATAACCAGATCCAGAACCATAAAATACAGTTCCAACTAAAGAGCTATATGTTGCATTGGATACAAATGATGTGTTTACATAAGGAATGTTTTGAATTACAACCCTATTTGTTAAATCTGTTGAGCTAAATAATTCCCCTGAACCATCAGAACTTACTGCAGGTTTTGTTGACTCTTGAAATATTCCACTTGAAACAAAATCAACTAATCCATAGTTATATATTTCAGAATTAAGTTCATATGAAACAGTGTAAATTGAATTGGGCTTTAGCTGTATTTGTGAACCAAACTTTATTGTCCTTGCAGCTACCGAATACAAACTTGGATCTAAAAGCAATCCATTCTCGTATATTGATAGTGAATTTTCCCTAAATGAAAATCTTGTTGTAGCCATTTTGCTATTGATATCTATAAATAGAACTTCTGAAGAAACAGAAGTTTCACCATGAGACACTAATGGTATCCAATCATTTTCCTCATCAGGTATTTCAGCTGTTGATATTGATAATTCATAAGATGTTGACTCTTTTAAATCATAACTATGATTTGAAAGATCTAAATTAGATTTATCTTTAAGAAGCTTAACTTTTACTGCTTGCGGATGACCATTAACTGGAATTTTCCTACTCACAAAACACGCTTTGTTTGATTTATTTCTTTCTACCGAGGCAAACTCTATAGACTTTAAGGAAAAGCTATACTCGTATTGATCTTGCTCTTCTTCTGATAAAAGATCTAAAATATATGATTGGTTAGATCTAGATATCATCTCTGCGCTAGAAGATTGAACTTTGGGTGAATTAAAAATATTAGAAGATTTAATAGGAAGAAGGCCAACTGATCTAAAGTTAAATAAACTTCCTTTTGATAAAGAGGATTCTATATATGTGCTTTGATCAAATATTTCGCCTTGTTGATCGATAACATGAGACATAAAGTTTTGAAATATATTTGAAATAATAGATGAGTTAAAGTTGTCTAATGTTCCCATTTCTTTAAGATCTTCAAGAAGACTTCTTGAATATATTGGAGCATTAGACGAGTCGCCTATACATGGATACCTATAGGAATAATAGTTGGTAATATAATCCTTGTTTTTTAAAAACTCTTTAATAGAACTGTTCTTTAAAAACATACTGTAAACTAAATCTTGTAGTTTGTCTGTATTATTTTTTCTTTTATTTCTTAAATCTTTTATAATTTCATATATTTTTCTGGAAACTAATTCAGTATCATTTGTTACGGTTTCTGTTTTTTTATAAAGAGATTGATTAAATATCAGTATAACTTTTTTGACCACAGATTCTTCAAAAACAATTTCTGAAACAGAGTCAATTATTTTTGGAGATGACAGAACTGGAATAAATCCTCTATTATTTGAATTTAAACTTATTCTATTTATATTAGAAGAAGAAATTGACTGAACAGTCTCTACCATTTGGTCTGAATTATTAAACAGAACTACCTGAAGAAGTTGTAATCCATTTGAGTAATTTGGGGTTATATACAAAGTGTCAATCAATTGAGGAGAAGAAAAATTTATCTCCACATACGTCTGAGCACCTTTGATCGCAGAAGAGTCATAGTTGCAATATTTAGATAATTCCGAAAGAGAAGTGTTTAACACTGTAGGAGATTTTACTGATACCGCCCAAGAATCAAAAAGGGTTTCAGTAAAAACTGACTCAAAACCAGAGTCGCTATAATTCATTAAATAATAATTTGATTTAAGATTTATAGATTCTATGTTGCCTGAAAAGTTTTTTGTTGTTGATTTGTTTCCAATTTTAAATAAACCAGATTTTGTATCAACAAATCCATTTCCATTTTGATCAAAGTTTAAGTTATCTCTATCTACAAGATTAAATGATAGTCCATCAGATCTATAATCGTAGAGAGCATTGTCAAACTTTTCAAAGTAATTAGAATTGTACAAATCATCTTTGCCAGAGATATATTCATAATTATTTATAAAATCTTCTAACTGTTCTATATCTTTCTCTACTTTATCTATCTCAGCAGAAAAAACATCTATCATTGAATTTATAATAAGTCCAACTGTATTGGCAACGCTGAAGTAGTTTTTTACTCTGATATCGGCGTCCCTGAATGCATTAATGAAGTACTCTTTATTGAGAGGGGAAAGCTGACTTATTAAACCTGGATCATAATAGTTGTTAATTTGAAAATCTCTTATGCCAGATATAAGAGATGATATCTCTGATTTATCAGCCTTGACATTTTTTAAAACAGTAGAAACAAAAGACCTAGAACCTGTCCTTAAGCTATTTATTACTCCTGGAAGATATGTATCCATCTTACTTTACTCCAAATGAATTGCCGTCCATATCCTGAACTTCAAAGGCTATGCCAGCAGTTAGGTTCCTATAAACTATATCATAAATTTCTGTGATATTTAAGAAGTTATCTTTAATTTCTTTTGGTAGCTTAACTACAACATAGCCACCCTTTGGATATGCCATTCCCTGAGAAGGGTACATATCCCAATAAGATATTGCATTTTTGTTATAACTTACTGCTTCTTTTGTATCATATTCATAAGACACGCCCCCACCCCTAAGTCTTGTATCAAAAACATTAACAGGGATCTGAGATCTGCTGTAGAAAACTATTCCAATCAATAGTGCAAATGGATCATATTTATTGGAAGTTGAATTGAATATATCTTTATCATATGTAAAGTTAATTGGATAAGAGTTTGTATATTCGGTTACTTTAGAATAACCACTAAAGTTTGCGGTTATATTTGTTCTCTTTTCAATTTTAGTTGGCAGAAGATAAACGTACAGTGGTTGATCTACTCTTATAGTATCTTTATTCAGAAGTGGATTAAGTGGAATTTCCTGTCCATCTACTTGATAAATTTGAATATCGCTGTTTTTTGATACATAAGATATTTTAATATCCTCTTCTTTAACTGGAAGAAGTCTTTCAGTAAACTCTATGACTCCGGTTTCTGCATTATAGTTTTTTACCTTTGAAAGAGGTATTGTCTCCCAAACTTTTTCGGATGGTTTTGTAGCTAAAAGATTTGTATTTTTGTATGCTTGAAACTGCGGCCTTACCAACTTAAGTACGGAATAATCATAGTTTGTTGGTTCTGCCCAAACTAAAAATGGAGTTTGTCTTACTTTTATTGAAGTTGGAGAAACTATAATTGGATTCTCATCTTTAATTTCATAATATCCTTTACCAAATATTTTAGACCAAGACACACCAGGGGTATTCTGAGTTTCATACTGGCAAATAAGTTCCTGGTTTAAATAATTGGCTTTCCAATCACTATAGATATTTGAATTCAAGTAAACAGATTTTCTAAAAGATCCTTGAGTAACTGAAAGTGGCCAAGCTTTATTCTTCTCAATATCTAGAGACATATTGCCGAGTCTTATTCTTGAATTAGAATTAAACTTTACAGAATAAACTGGATATATTTTTTTAAGAGGAATACTTACTGGCTTAAATGTTGTTGATATTTTTGGGCCAATATAATCTATTTGATTTTGAGTATTTCCGTCTGCGTCTATTGCGCAAACTGCTAAATAAACATTGTCCAATCCTTTAGATAAAAGATCTACGTAGGATATTTTTTTTCCTATAAACTCTTTTTCTTTAATGTCGTAAAAACCATATATCATACCATCAGTATTTGTTATCTCACTATAAACATTTACATCACCAAATCTAATATCCCTTTCAACACCATCTGGAATAGATAATATGGCTGCAGAAATTTCTGTATATCCTGGTATTCCTATCGGTTTAAATGTTGTCTGTAAATTGTTTAAATAAACTTGTCCGGAATTATATGTAGATGGCTTTTTAGATAATAAAAGAATTCCATCATGAACTGTCACTTCATTTCTGTTATCCAATACTTTTCCGTCAATTCCCACTAAAACATACTCGTTATTACTTATTCTTTTTTTACCTGTTTTAACAATTTTGGATCCAGAATAATAGGTTGAAGAAGTTGATAAGGTAATTTCTCCATATCCTCCAGAAACTTTCTCGTCACCATATTCAATATTTACTACTGAATTAGGACTTAGTATAGCTTTTTTAGTATCATCATAGAGAGATGTAATAGTGGAAGAACTATTATTTATTATTTCCGGTATTCCAGATGGATTTGAAAAGAAAAATGTTACTCCAGCATTTGTTGTAAAAAAATCACTATTAAGATTATAGGTGCTTGGAGTAAGGGATTGAGTGTATTCTCTATCTTTATATTTGTAAGATAAAGAAGTAAAATAAATATTTGATGAAGATTGTGGTTGACTAAGCTCCCTACATGCCTTTGTGTTATATGTGTATGATAAGTTTTGTTCAGCAGATAGGTTTGAAAAATTTTGAGTAACTGTTGCATAAGCCTCAATGTCTACAGTATTAGATAATTCAACTACATAATCTTCTATTTGTATGTCAGTTGTGCTAGCACTTATTACTTCTTTGGTCCAGGAAGATCCATTCCACTTGTAATATCCATCTTCAGTTCCGCGAACATAAACTCTTTTGTCCATTGTATTGGACTTTAGTTTTTGCTGATCATAATCATACTCTAATTGACCACTTGCATATCTTCTAATTGGCTTTCCATCTAGATAAGCTTCTTCGATTTCATCAGGATCAGATACCAGACTATCAACAGCCTCATAAACATTAGTCCAATTATAGGTAGCACCAGTTACTGGTAGTGTCCACCCTATTACAGGGGCAACTACGGTGTCTGCTCTTTTGGCAGATACTTTTACTGCCTGTATAGAATAACCTTCTGCGTATTCACCGTATTTATTGTCAAGGGTTTTTAGTTTTTCGGAAGACTGCACCCTAATAAACATATGTCTACAATTTGCTGACTTTACATTAAGGTTTATGTTAACGATTCCATCAGAGTCTGCTTTTTTATTTATCACAGAAGTATGATATCTATCAAGTCTTTGCCTAGTAGTTAATTGTGTATTGAATACGAACCCAGATCCATAATCAATAATAGTGTGATCTGTATCTGAATATCCGTAGCTATAAACTTTTGCGTTTTTCCATACACCAAAATCAATGGTCAAAGTTTTAATTTCATCATAACCTTCTGGAATTGAAAAATAGATAACATCAGTTATTCTTGATGGACCATCAAATCCAGTAAATGTAATCTTTTTATACTCTCGACCAATTGTTAGATTTTCTACTGCACCAACTGCTGCATCCCAAAATTTTGCAACGCCATAATCTGTTGCATGTGATCTCCAGGCAGCAAAAGCAGCGGGGTCTTCATCTTTTAGCGTCTTTAACCTTCTTGCCAAAAGTGATTTTGTTTCACTATCCACTGTGCCATCTACATATATGCAGTTGCCCAAATCTTTTTGAGTTTGCTGAAAGGATTGTATTGCATCTCTTGTTTTGGGTCCATATTTTCCATCAACTGGCCAATTTTTAAAATTGCCCCCGCCATATCTACCAAATGATTTTAGTGCTATCTGTATATACTTTACATAATTATATGAGTTTCCAGAGTATGCAGTTGACCAAGTATTAGTGGAGTTACCCCTGTCTATGTCTCGAGTATAGATGAAGTTATTGTATGGCCTATCTGAATCCACTACTGCGTACAGATTACTGTCAATTGATGATTTAACATTTGAACATGGTAGATCTGTTTTTGTTTCACCCAAAACGGTATATCCATCTTTTTTAACATATGATTTTGAAGGAATGTCTGGATCTTTTGTTGACCATTTTTTAGTTACAGATCCCCATCTCTGTCTAAGTACCTTTTCTTTAGCTACACCCCTATAAGGAAATTTCATATTTGTTGTTACGGTTCCATTAAAAGAAACTGGTTTATCGGTTGCGCTAATATAAGAGTATTCAGTTTGCAAACTAAATGGATAGGATTGAAATTGTGTAATTGGATTTATTTCAGAGTTTATTTTTTTAGAGTCAGAAGAACTGATTCCTGGAACGTCCTTAACAACATATGGGCCAAAAGAAGACGGTATACTTATCTTGGGAGAATACTTTTCGGTATAGGCATATGGCTTAAGTAGTCTTGATGTCATTTTTTTTACAGAGTACGATGAAGGTATTGATTCATCTTGAGGCGAAGATACTGCTGTAGAGTTAGAAATTAAAACTTCTGGATTTGTTACTTCAATATAAAAATCAATAGTTGAAGTATCCATTTTAGATATTTTCTGCTTATGATAGTCTGGCATTGAATCTGACAATTTAGCCTTATAATAAGCCTCTATGCTATCGTAAGGTTGAATTAAATCTCTTCCAAATTTTACTTGATTAGTATCAGAAGATATATTAACAAAGTATTGGATCTTTTCTTCATCAAGAATAGCATCTGAATACATTGTCCAAGATGAATTCCATTCACCTACATAATTATATAATATTGATCTTTTATCAGACTTTCTCAAAGCACTTGTTCTACAGTGGAGGCCAAATGCTACACAGTTAAACAGAAACTTATATGGGCCCTCTACTAATCCAGATAAAACATTTGTAGACAGATTATCATATGCTGTTGGGCCAGTACTTGAATCTACCATGGATCCATTTCCAGAAGAATTATATACTGAGTTACAATAATGAAACCACTCAAAACTTGCAAATACTATATTACCTTGTGCGATAGCGTCTCCGTTGTGAGGGAAACTCATACAAAGCTGCCACAGACTTCTTGGTAGCTTGGCTTGGACCTATGTCTAATATAGATAACGTGGAATTTACAGAATTTATATATCTATTTTTTGCGCTTTTTTGACCAAAAATTCCATAAATATCTTTTTCAAATATTGAATTATCAATATTCCAAGCGCCATTTTTGTTTTCGTCTAATATTTTTGATGATGTGTTGTACTCATAATAGGATGCAGTAGATGAATCCAACGCTGTTAAAGATATGCTTTCTCTCAAAAATGGTATTGAAGATGGATACTTGCTTGCATCAACAATTAGTGTTCCATTGTCTTTTGTAACAAATTTATCCAAAAGCCTTATGGCCTTTTCTGATAAAGCTTTGGTCGGGCAAAATGCTAAAACATCAAATCTTGAAAGATCATCCATTGATTGAATATCAACTTTCCAATACAATGCTTGATTTTTTTCTGGAATTGTTGATAGTTCTTCACTTATTGGATTTTCAAAAATATATTGATTGAAATTAAATGGAGAAAGTCCTAATCTATAAAATATATATGGATTAATGTTTGCATTACTTATAGTATCAAATGAATCATATAGGACGCCAACATTAACTGTCTTCGTTTGAATATCGTTAGAAATTTCAATATCCTGGATTTCATCTAAATTAACCGATTGCTTTGACTTGGCGATGAGTCTCCAGTTAAAGACTTCAAATACTCTATTGTCAGCCAAAGCTTTTCTTGGAACAAATGCTTGAAAACCTGTTGTATCCATAGACTGCTTATATATATCAGAATACTTTTGTAGAAACTTTTTGATTGAATATTTGTTTCTTTCTAAATTATTTGTATCCATTATAAGAGCTTCTTCAGCTACTTCTTCAAAGTATGGTACAGCATTTATATTTTCAGTAAAGTTTAAAAATATACTAGAAACTTCACTTTGATCATTTACTTCTATTTTGTCATATATAAGTTTGAGATTTGAAACTGGAGTTGAATCAAATCCAATCAATATCTTGTGTGGTATTTCTGTTTCTAAATAATTTTCTTCAGTAGTATAAGGTTCTAGAAGTATCTTATATTTTTTTCTACCAGTATTTAAATCTATGTAATCAAAATTGTTTTCATCAACAACTTTAATATTTAAAGTTGAGTAATAATCTGAAGAAAAGATATCCAGCAATCCGCTTATATTAAATCCTCTTTGTGCATAGCAGAAATGCCTACTTACATAGAAACTGTGTAGAAAATCATTTGGATTAATTGTATCTATTAACTCAGTGGAATATTCTTCTGAAAATTTAACGTCTGAAATAGAAAGGTCATGAGTTGGTAAACGCGTATTTCCATTTTCGTCTTCAAGAATTCCAAGTTCATTCGCGTAGTATATTTTTGTCTGCCCAAAATCGTTAATTTTATTCTCTGGTATGGATTCAGAAACATCCATAATAAAAAGGCTATTGCCAGCGGTTACGATATCTTGATCAAATAATGCAATATTTGCTGCGTCAGATGGAACACTCTTACCTATTTTTACAGCTTTTTCTTTATAATTCTTAGTTTTATTATTAAAGACTTTCATTAACTTTCCTCATAGTCATTGACAATATTGCTATAGGTAGAAACAATGTTGGGAGTTGAACCCAATAAACCCATTTGATATTGATCATAGTAACTTAATGGTAACCACTTAGGTGGATTCCAATTCACAGTAGCTGGAGCATCTTCTGTATGGTCCATATCATAGTGATTAAACTTAAATGCTGGAGTTTCAATAATTCTTGAATTCTCTTGTATTAAATCATTATATATATTTGGAAGTGGAACAAGCTCATTGGCGTAGCTGATATTATCATATGATTCATACCAATAAGCTACGTCTCCAACTATGGTAGTTGGAGTTTCTGATGGAGTTACTGACAAATCAGATTCTACTGCGACAAACCAGTATCCAGCTTCAGATCTATCCTGAGCATAAAATGGTCCTATTTGGAATTCCCCATTAGAATCCAAATAAACCATTCCTGCTTCACCCGTTCTTCCTGGTGTAGCAGAACTTATTGAATAATTAACATCTTCAAAAGCTGAATATACTGTTCTTGCTTTTCTCCAATATACTACTGGCGTAGCTCCTGGCACCGTAGAGTGATTTATATATCCTCTGATTAGGTTTTCGCTGATAATATCGGCATTAATTACCCCTCTTGCGGCGGCGGCTTTTAATGAGCCAGTAGAAGAGTGGCTAGATATATTAACTGAAATAGTTATATTTTCATAGTATGGAGATGCAGAACTATTTATATTAATTTGAGGTGTTGCAGATGAGTATTGCAATCCTTGGACATTTATCAGAGCTTCTGTTGCAGTAGCTGGAACTGGACCCGTATATCTAACCTTTGTAGTAGCAAAGCCGTAATCATTCGTTGTGATGAATGCTGATTCAGGAGTCAATATTGTTGAGTCTATATGGAAAGTTTGATTTGGTTTGAAGTTTCCATTCTCATCATAAGAAATAATATTTAGGTATACAAAATCATCAGAATTATCAGAAATATAGGATGGAGAAATAGCTACTTCAGCTTTGCCAAAACTATACTCTGTATCAGAAATATATACAAAGCCTTTTGATATTGGTAGTCCCACTGAACTTAGTGATACTCCTGTTGGAGTAGAAAATTCATTTACTGCAGATTCATAAGTAATATAGTAGTTTGCAGTGGAATTGGGTGTGGATGAAAAGTAGATCTTTGCAGAATAATCATCGTTTAATGAATCGTACTCATTTTTGTCTACGTAAAATATATTTGAAAGGTCATATGTTACTTCATACAATCTTCCTGGGACCAATACACTTAACCCAGTAGTAGAAGAGAATACCTCTAATTTATTTCCGTTTAGACTATAGTTTTCACTAATTACGTAGTAACCCTCATCTAAAAAGAGGTCCCATATATAATTTCCATCATCATCTGTTAGAACCCAAATGTAAAAACCAGGTTGAATAGGATATTCGACTAAAGACTTACCTGTATAACTATCGTTTATAATTATATTATTAACGTTTGCAGCGGATAGATAGAGTGCACTGTCATTAGCTGCATATATATTCTCTACATTTCTAAAAATAGGTTTTCCTGGAGTTGCGGTATCTGGATACATCATTTCCGTATACTGCACCGTTGAACCAGATTCTATTACCTCTACGATAATTGGGGCACCCTGTCTTGGTACATCTGACAGTTCTGCGTTAAAAAGAATGCCACTAAATGAATCAGTTTTGGGATCTGCATAAACGTAATAATCTTCTTCTGGAAGATACAACCACCCTGTGTGCAATTCTGGATTTTGTTTATCTAAAACAGAAGATATGTTATTCTGTATTTGTCCAATTTTTTCTGCGTAGACTTGTATTTCAGTATAATAATAATTATTTGAATTGATGTCATACAACTCTTCAATGTATGAAGATGACTGTGTAAAAGGAATTGTTATATCAACTGGTATACTTTCATTTGGAATTACTTCTGATTTATTAGAGTTAATTAAAACTGAATCAGTATCAGAAACCGCAGAAATATGTGTAATGAAATATTCATCTTTTTCTGATGAGTCTAACCCAAATGTTTCTCTCTTTAGAGAATAAGAAGATAAGAATGAGTCTTTAATTTTTGAGTCAATACTTCTTCCTGAATCTTCTATCAATTCATTTTCTCTATATACATTTCCTAAATGATCAATAAAACCGTTAATCATAGGTGTGCTGTAAAGCTCTGAATCAGATATGTTAGTCCATACAGCTGACTTAAATGGATAGTAAGGAGTTGAAGAAAGACCAGTTGAAAGAACAATCAACTCTGGGGGAGATGAATAATTAAATGTTGCTGACTGAAAATAACCCGTGTATGTATACGCATTTATTTCTGCATCTTGTGCTGTGGCGTAAGATTTAACAATGATATTCGGACTTGATGGAATATAATAATTTGAATTGTCTAACCAATTATATCCAAGTCCACCATATTCTGGATCTCTTACCTGTTGAGTCTGAATTGTGTTATACAACGGATATGGAGTTAGTTTAACATTATCTAAAATTAGATCAGATGGAGTAGATCCTATGGGAAATATTATTCCCTGTTTTAAGTCAGAACTAAATATTGGATAATCTTTTGTTTTACTAAGGTCATTATTGTCATTTAGAATTGCTGAAGAAATAACAGAATTAGTATAACCAGTAATTGATTTATTTCCATATACTGTAGACCCAATTTTTAAGTTAGCATTGAGGTAATTAATATTTGGAGTGGCCAAGCTCCAAGATTGACCTACTGTTGGATTACTTAGATAACCTCTTGTGTCTTGGTTAAAAGCAACTCTGTATTGGCCAGTATGAGATGGGACATATGATTGGGTTACTGGATTCCATTCAACCTTATTGACAACTGTAATCGAAGAAGCTTTAGATATGTCAATCGAATTATTGGCCGGAGTTGCTGCGTAGTTAACGTATACATAGTCGTATGTTTTTTCTCTGAAAAAGAGGTTTGTATTTGTCAAGTTATCTGAGTTAACTATGTCAATGTAGTTATACTCAGGGCTTGCTGCGCTTGTCTGGGAATAATAATTATACACGAAAAAATCATCTCTGTCCTCATAAGACATGTTCGCATAATAAGTTGCTGGAGTTGCATATCCAGTATGTGCTGGTAAAACAATTTCATAGACTAGGGCAACTCCGCCATTAAATGGCGTTGCAGAATTTGGGTTATTTGCATCTGAATCTGAGACAGTCGATGTATATGAGCCCTTGTATTCATAGCCGACATTTATTGGGCCATAAATATCATCGTAATAATATAACTTAAATCCATCTGCTTTAAACCTGCCAGTGAAAGATGTTGTAGCAGATTCTGGTATTTCATTTGGCATTAGCAACTTTGCGTCTCTAAAGTCGCCAACTCCTGGCTGAAAAAGATTAGAAAGAGGAGTTGCTACGTCATATATGGCTGGTATTCTTCCAACACCTTCTCCATTTAGTCCAGCGTAATCCCATATACCCTGATCCCATTGAACATATCCTAGGTTAGAAGGATAGGTTTCATTGATATATTTAACAAACTGTATAAATTTATCTTGAGGATTACCACTAAATGTAAAGTATGGGGTAGAATTTTCTATGTCTGAAATTTCTATAATTTCTGGCGTTGCACCAAGATAATCTGACTCTGGAGTTGCTCCATATGCCTTCCATATATCCAACTCTCTTCTAAGGGTCAGCTTATATGCTTCAGTGCCCACACCAGGTGGGTTGGCATAAACATCAAGTATTCTCTGTTTGAACCTTGCGTTATCCTCTAGGTATAATCTTTTAAGATTAACTTGCGCACCAAACTCATCAAACATATTAAACAGCATCGCTGGCACTTGTTCAAATGTTAATCCATTTATAGAAAGATCATCAAACTTTCTTAATGTTATTATTTGACTGTCAACTAAATTGTGATAATAAACATAATCTGTCTTTTGATAATTATAAAAAGCTTCTAGACTCGGTGCCTTGGCTAATTGAACATCGTTGCCAAATACTGATAGCGTAGAAGCTGGAACGGCATACGATACGTATATCCAGTCGATCATATCCTCATCTGCGGAGCCTACAAATGCATTAAGGTTATGTTCATCTACTAGATTTGTGAAATCATCTAGATACTCACCAACTAACGCATTAATAAATTTGCCAGCATTGGATACTGGAGTGGCTAGCTCTGGAGTAGATCTTTCTAAAGAATCTTCATATATTTCTGTCCAAGAAGGAAATTTTCTAGTTATATTTCTAGCTGAATCAGATATTATTGGTGATGAAGCCTCATGTATTGCAATCTCAAAATAAAGAAGAAGGCCCATTTCAGAAATGCCATCTTGTAATTCTGAAAATATTTCTAATTCTATTTTTACATACTGCTTTGCGTTATTTAGAAAAACAGAATTAGAATCAACCATTAAGGCTGATTTAAGCCATGGTCCATTGGAACTATCAGACTCATATATCTGAAGAGTAAAAGTAGGATTCTCTAGACCAGGAAGATTGGTAAAGGCATGCTTGTAGGAAACTACATCAACTCTTGAAGTTGTATCTATAAATCTAAGTAAGCCTGGTGTAGCTGGATCATATGGAGTTGCTGGATCATATACAACTTCACCATAATTAGTCTTATATATTGCATAATCATCTATTGGAGTAGAGTGATTGGAATTATAAGACGGAGAAGATACCTCTGTTCCAACAAAGGTATAATCTCCGTATTAAGTTTAGTCCAGATGCGCTTCTTTTGTATGAATAGTTTTTATAAGAACTATTATTATAAAGGTTTATAGCATCAGATGTCCAAACATTACCATTTTTTGTAAAGTCTCCACTTCGAAGACCTAAAAGATAACGTTTCATCTACTATTCCTTTATTAGTCTAACCAAATTGAATATTCTGAAGTGACTCCATGTTCTGGATGAACGAACATCAAATGCTGACATGGTCTACTCATGGACTGGAAATATTCCTGAGCATATGTATTATAGCTTTCTGAGGAACCAGAGATTCTCAGTATTGTTGAGCCAATAGTCATCTTGAATTGCTGATGATAATGTCCCATAAAAACATCATCGAAGTGCTCGGGGACCGCTCCATCTTTCCATCCCATTACCTTCTTATAGTAAGCACCAAAGTTAGAAGGCTGAGGTAATTGGTCGCCATGAATCAACATTGTTGAATAGCTTCCAATTGTGTCTACTGCGTACCAGTTTCTTTCCCCGATGCCATCAGGAATATGGAAACTAAATCTTGGCTCATCCTTGAATATAAGGCTAACTATTTTATAAAGCAATCTATCCATGTTAGTTTCGGGATCATGAGATTTTCTTGCTCTTCCGCCAACTGCCCCATGATTACCAATTACGCCAGTTGCTTTTACTGTTTCAAAATTCTGTAGTGCTTTTGTTATAAATGTGCTGATAATTTGTGGACCATAAACACCAACCTGTCTATATAAGCCAGAATCAATAAGGTGACTTTGTCCAGGGAATATTTCTTCTCCCTCAACTATGTCACCCAGAAACCACACGTGAAGGTCTTTCACGGGATGATGTGCTCTTTGTATGTTTACGATCTCAAGCATCTTATCTGTATACTGCTCAATTCTTTCGGCAAGGACATCAGAATTGTAAGTTGGAGTTACTTTGCCCAGCTGCCAATCAGAAAAAACTACAACAGCTGTTTCTGGAGTTTTGCTGCCAGACTTAGGAAAGCTAGGTGCTTTTATTTTAGGCATCTCAAAATTACAAAAAGCATCATAGGCTGCAGAATAAACTGCACCTTTTGCTTCTTCCTGTACATTTTTGTATTTATCTGCAAGTCTTGCTAATCTTTTATTTTCTGACCTAAGAAATTCTGCCCTAGAATCCGATATATCTGAAGATAAAGTTTCTTCCTCATAAGACGGAACAGGTGGCTTTTCGTAAGGAGAGTCTTTTTCTTGAACAATATCTACAATCTCATCATCAGAAATTTCTTCTATGATTAGGGAGTTAGACAAAATGTCGCCAAAACCTTCATCATCAAAAACCAAAGCTTTTGCTTGGCCAACATTTGGCGATCTAACAATATAAGTTTGTCTAATGACAAAATTCTTTTTCATAAATTAGGACATCCGTTTCAATGCTAATAATTAGATTGTCCCATTATAACAGAATATACAGCTATAGATCCAGCAGTTGGGTAGACTTTATGGTCTGATGGAGTAAAGTCTTGTAGCGGAATTTCTCTCCCGTCCACATTAAATCCAGTAATTGTAACCTGCCTGACTAAATCCGATGACATCCTAATGTATCTTTCTATTTCTCCGATTGACACAGTATCTCCAACAGACAGAGAATTTAAATATCTTTTGACAAAAAGAGAAGCCTGATTTCTAACACCAAGAGCTATTCCATCACTAGTGCCCGAAGGTAATGTAATATTGGCTGCTACGTTAATCGCTAACTTTTCTGCTAACCTAACATTAAATCTAACGCCAACTGGCTTAACAGATATAATCGAGTTATAAACAAGTTCTGGAATTTGCTTAAGATTAGATCCACCCTCAGGTACGATGATTATATCGCAAGATCCAACACCAAAAGATGACTCCCTAATTCTTACATCCCTAACACCAGGGACAGCAAGTGTTGCAAACCTAACTGACTCGACACTGCCGGTAGCTTGAGTCTTAATAGCCGATACTATTCTTCTTCTATAATTATCATCAGCCTCAGCATTAGCTATTGCGTAGACTTCTTTGGGGTTTGTGCAATAGACCACAACCCCAGGAGGAGCTATAAAATTGTGCTTAGTAAGAGAATTTATTGATGCTGTATAACTATTGTCGGTAAAGTCTGGTACCACCAGACCGTATGCCCTGGTAGTTCCTGCCGCAATAATTACTTCACCATTTAATTTAAATCTATATTGTCTTACTGAGAAATTGTCAACGTTAGTATATACATAGGTTCCTTTAGGAAGAATTATGTCATTGCTATAGGATTTTTCTAGAGAAAATTGAATATTAAAAGATTGTCTTTCAACAGCCGATGCGTCAGAAATTGTTTTTCTTGTAACACCATAAAGCTGACCTATCATATCCAGATTCATTCCATTTGCTGTAGCTAATGAACTCTGCCTTAAAGAAAGTGACAAAGAAGAATACAGTTGAGCTATTTCTGTCCCAATTGCTTCCGCAAAAGCTCTAGCTATAGAGCCTGGATATATGGCTGAAATGCCGGCGTTTCTCTGTAGTGAATCTAATATCTCAACTACAATTTCAGATTGTTCTTTTTGACCATAGACAGGCATTTATGCTCCTAGATTTTGAGTAACTGATAATACAACTGGCTCATTAAAGTCACTAATTATGTGAACATCAAATCTTATTGAATCAGGACCAGTTGGAACAGCTTCTATTTTTATATTACGCCCTTGAAAGATTCCTTCTTTTTCAAGGGCAGCTCTTATCAATCTTTTTCCTAAATCACCAGTTTCCCTAGATTGAGGCATACCATAAAGAATAGATAGATCAGTACCAAGCTGAGGATAAATATAAAAGTCTCCTGGCTCTGTCATAAGCCTCATATAAATCTGCTGTATATCATCTTGAAGCATGCTGGTGGTCACAGCAACGTCTTTATTTCCGTCTATTTCTATGTCTCCAGACATTGTAAGATATATATCAGGCACTTTATATTTCTTCGGCTTTCTGTTGCGCTTGAGCGAATGTGTAGCCTTGCTTTAAAAGATCGACTACTTTAATTATATACTCTTTTGGATACTCTTTAAGTACGCTTTCGACCAAAGTGATCTGCTCTGAGGTTAAACCCTCCACAGATATTTCAGAAGAATGGTTTGCGGCGTTGTCTTTTATCTGCGTTCCAAAACCACGTTCACCTTGTATAGTAATACTCTTGGCCCTATCTTCTTGTGTTATTTGATTTAGTCTAGATAAATAGTAACTAGCGTTATTTTGTGGAGAATTTATAGACTTGTAGTCTATTTTTACTAAAGTTGGCTGAGAATAATCATAGGCTGAATAATTAAAATTATAACTATTCCACCTTAGGCCATCTTCTTTTGTAAACATTCTTATATGGTCTGCAAAAAGACTGATACTTCTGCCTGTAGCGCTAATCACTATTCCCACTCCAGGGGCTGCAAATATTTCAATATCTCCATCATCATTTAATCTTAAAAAAGAATGATTATCAGGATGATTCAATCCAACTTCTCTCCTGGAAAATTCATGTCTTTTATTAAGCTCTGCTTCAACATTAAACTTATCTAAGCGATGAATACTTGCTGCATAACTTCTTGGGTCCATAATTACCTAGCCATAAATTTTGGTATGCCAGTATTAACTACATAATTGGGCATTTGCGGAGATACTCTGATTGGGTCATCAAAATAATTTATTATGTAGGCATGATTTTCATTATCATCCCTAAATCCTATTAAGCAGCGTGTTCCTGGTTCGGGGCAAACAGACTGAACACCCATTATTGATGGACATGGAACATTTTCTATAATATTGCCTATTTGGCCTGACAAAGCGTCATCCAATATAACGGTAGCTGAATTTAATTTTCTATCAAATTTCATAACTAACCCTGGCCTTGATTTTGACTGCTTCAATCTTGCAGCGTCGATCTGGTTTTGAATTTTGTTATCAAACTTAGGATAATTAACTGGCATGAAAAATCTCCTCATTAACTGCCGGAAAGACTATTTAAATTAATATAGTCCTTCTTCTAATTGCTTATATAATGCTTTCTTTGGTGTAGCCATTACCTGAGAGGTATACTTTGATAGATCTACCCATACTTCTATTTTTGGAATCCCATATTGAGAATCTTTTTTTCTAGTTGGCGAATCCTGTGGAATATTTGCAAGGACCCATTTCTTTAGATCATCAGTTGATTTACCTGTAGCTTTTTGATAAACGTCTGCAGCCACCTTAAATGATAAACCGGCTATAAAACCATTTGGTAAATATGTGTCGCCCCAAGGTCCACCCAAACTACTAGAAGTTTTCAGTCCCCAAGTTTCAATTTTTTTCTTCACATCTTTTTGTGCAATCTTTGATCTTAAAAGATATACTTGATTAATGGGTATCCAAACTCTTTGATCATAATATTCTAATCCATAATTATTTGATTGTGCCTGAACTTCTTTTAGTTTAGCATCGATTGTCGCCTCAGTAAATTCCTCAGTTTCCCAGTTAGCATAGGCCAACTTCCACATTGCGATGTCTTTTTGTGACTGGGGCAGAGATAGATCAGCTAAAATAGATCCCCCCTGTGCTTGACCAGAACTGTTTTTAATTCTTGTTCCAACCTGCCACAAACCCATAAAGCCGTGAGCGTTTGCTATATACGGCCTATAGTTAGCCTCCCTATAAGCTAATGCTGTAAAAATGGCAGATATTTCTTCAGAAAAATTTCCATACTGAGATAAAAGATAAAATACTTCCAAGTCAGTCATTGAAGATTGGTCATTATAGTAACTTTTTAATAATCTTGCTGAATTTATTTTTGATAAAGAAGTGGTTTTATAAAAGTCCATATTTAAAAATTGAGGACTTGTATTTACAAAAATACCTAAGCTTGACATAGTCATCTGACCATTTGATCCAGTATATTTACCAGCTCTTGCTGGAGAAAAACTTATATGTATATGACTCCTATGTGTTGCATCATCTGGAGCATCTTTTGCTATTTTTACATACTTTAATTTTGAATATTTTTCCACCATTTTTCCCACAACTGGAGTTACCCCACCAGGATCTTTAGTATATTCATCTGGGCACCAATTGCCTATTTTTATATAATCTGGCAATAGGTGTTCTGGAGCTGTGTTTAATACCGATAAAAATAGATCAAGTTGTCTTATATATTCTCTTTGAGATGAACCAATGTTAGTAAATTTATCTCCTTGATTTATAAATAAATCTATATCAAATCCTCTTCCAAAAGCATGATCGGTAATATAGGTTCTCTTTTGTGGTGTTCCGCTTGATACTCCAGTAAGGTTTTTGCCAGCACTTTCAAAATTCATTGCCCTCCAGGTTCCAAACCCGCCAGACATATTGTAATTTTTATCGTGTATAAATAGCAACAATTCAATCAATGCAGCGGAAGCAAAGCAAAGTTGTGAGCCAGCTTTAATAAATGATTCGGGTATTTTATTGTCACCTCCTTTATATAGAGGGAAGTCACTTGAAACCATAAATGATAAGTATTCCAAATCATCCGGTATATCTACATTAAAACCAAATGGTATTGCACTTGCTCTATCTTCAATATCAAATATTCTTCCGGCTTCTTCAACAATATGCTTTGATAAAAGAAGGTTTCCTCTATCTCTGTACCATTTTTGCTCTTCTTCCGTAAGCAAAGCTACGATGGCAGCAGCATAACCTACTGAAGTTGGAGCGTCTGGAGAGGTAGCATATTCATCATCTGATGAGCCATTCATTCCAGTCGTTGGGTTATTTGTTTCCATTCTTCTATTTATTGCATTAAATAAACTTTCGTTATATCGTTTTCCTAATGCGCCACTGGTTGCGAGCTTAAGCGCTGCGTTTGCTCCGTGTATAAGTTTGAACTCCATCCTCTCCAGATTCTTCTATAACTATAGAAGAAGAATTAAGAATACTTCTAGATAAAGATGTTAGACTTTCTCTAGCCATGTTTGCATTAAACATATCAGAATAAATATTGCTAGCAAGAAGTTCTTTGCCCGACGCGGAAGATATTAGGTCTGTTGATACTAAAGTTTGATCAGAATAACCTCTCCTGGCTGTTGTTGTAGCAGCTAGCGCTTTTCCGTTAGGAGGGACTAGGCTATCGGAGAAAGATTTTGCTATGGCAGCTGAATCAGATAGGTTGCTTGGCGTGAAATTATGGGTTGACATATTAACCTGTCCTTCTAGGAGTTACTGCAGCTTCATTGGCACTTATTGTGGATGAAGCTTGAGTAAGAACATCTTTAGTATACACGTTGGCCAAGTTATTTGTGACCAATTCCCAGTTAAGGGTCGCTGGAGTACCATCATCATAGTATTCATCCCACATGATAAATGGCCATTTTGCAGCGTTTTCGTAAAGCTCAGCTACAATTCTTACTTCAACTAATGTGTTAAATAATTTTCTAGCTACAGAATTTGAAGTGATATCTGGAGAGTTATGCACAGCCGCATGATCATAAACTTCCTTATCTTCTATCTTCTTAAACAATGATTTGAATCTTGAAGAGTTACCGCTAAATATTGGAGTATTAAGAGAATTAGCTAATTGAGACTTAATTGAATCGTAATTAAAAACTATATTTCCATTATTAACTGATTTATTTTTTAAGAACAATGAGTATACAAAATCTCTATATTTAATCAAGTTTGTTTCCTGATTCTGATAGAAGATTGTTCCAAGAGTTCTTCCATATTGTTCTTTGAGATAATTTTTTTCCCTATTACCCTGAGAGCCTGCATCAAAGTCTTCATCTGTTTGAAGATTATCTCCGTTGCCTTGACTTAGCTATTCTAACTATAAATATTTTATTTCTTAAAGCGTTAGCTGTAAATACAGTTGCTTTTCCTCCTGGAGAACCTAATGGAATTATAGTTAATTTATTTGGATCATTAGTATAACTAGCTTTTTCTGGAGCAGCAATGAATGTATACAAGGATTTGTTAACAGAAGTAATTGGGGTGGTTAATTCAATATCATTTGGTATACCTATAAATAAACCGTTTTCTACATAAGCCACTTTATACACTCTATTTAATTCATAAACTATATTACCTACAATATTTTCAACTTGAACTAATTCTCCAGCCCTAAGGTTGTTTGACTTCGGACTTGCTGAATCATCTGTTATAAATATGTATTTATCAGAGTCAACAGCATAAGATTTAATCTTACCAGAATAAACAGGATACATATTGCTGATTTCTGATTTTTCAAAAGCGTTTATTCCATCAAGACGAACTCTAAATGAGCTTCCAGTAAATATATCTTTTACCTGTATCGTGTCAGCGTCTATAACTCCAGAATTAGACTGACCCTGCGCTGGGTCTAGTTCACAGATAACCTTAAACATTGGTTCTAGTCCAGCTTTTTCTGGACCTAGGCCCGACATGCCTAAAACCTGAGCATGAATTAGAGCATTTTCATAACTTATATATTTAACTAATCCTTTTATCTCAGTTTCTTTCCATCCAAGACTCTTGAATAAATCATCTGTTCTAAGATAAGCGTAGCCATCGGAGCCCCTAGTGTTTACTCTGGAACCAAGTATTCCAGGAAGAAGAGCCTTAGAGTGGTATCTTCCTACTACCATTCCTTGATTATAGGAAAGGCCAGCATCCATTGCTTGACCATTTTTGTTTAGATACTGAACATAGCAGCCATGCTGATCCATTAGATTATCTCTAACCCATTGCCAGCCTTTCCATACAATTTGCCCCATAACTGGAATTGCACTTGAAACAACACCAGCTACTACTGCAGCGGTAGCAACAGATCCATTGTTACCATTTTTTTGAGCTTGATCTCTTACTTGATCTGTTATTGAAGGCATTGAGTCTGCAGTTGCAGAGGCAACTATATCTTTAATTAGAGCAGAAGATCCGTGAGTATACTGCATAGCCCCAGTCATTTGAGTAGAGAGACTTTCTGCTAGGGCATCAACTGATATTGATCCACTCAAACTTACTCCAGTATTGGTTGCATTAAGGGCATCTAAATAAACTCTTGTATCATTCCTTATATTTTGAACTGACAACCAAGAATGTATCCAAGATGACATGTACCATTTTGCTGGATCGTTTATTGTAACCAGAGCATTTGGAGTAATGGATGTTATGTAGCCCAGCTCTGGAGTAAAGTGATGTATAACTTGTTCAACTTCAAATATTCCATACATTCTCTCATAAACGTCTGCAAGATATACTAAGTCATGAGGCCTTATGTCTGCATTTCCTACTACAATTATTTCTCCGCCATATATATCCTTAATTGACTCTTTAAGATAGGATAATGCTATTCTTTTTGCACTAAGTTCATCCGGTGCACCAGTAACATTTTTAGATATTCCTCTTCCAGTTTCAAAAGGATGAAGCAGAGGGTTAAGAAAACCAAAGAATCCTGATCCAGTTATATTATCAAAATATATTCCTGTTTCAACTGTCATTTCTACTTGACGTTCAGCTGGAGCACCCTTATCGAGAGCTACGCTTACTGGATACTTTCCATCAGAAACTGCAGTTACTACTGTCGAAACTCCAGATAGATTTTCTTGTATTTGATTTGAAAGTATATGAGAAAAAGAACTTATATAATGTATTCTTTGGAATGGTTCTCTAATTTCAACTACTGGCTCCCCATATTCTCTTGTGAATGGATTGTCAATAGCCCTTAGGAGAGAGCCTGGCCTACCTAGTGAATAATATATTGAGTCATTTAATACTTTATTCATTATATTTGCTTGTCTTGCAAAATGACTAATCTGAGATAAACCATATCCAGTTTGCAGCATATTGAGCTTAAACATATTTACAAGAGCACTCAATGCATCTCCTGCAGCCGTTATGAGTGGACCTATAGTTGAATCTAGAAAATTATCTACTCCAGTTACAACTTTAGAAACAATGTTTGTGGCGCTGCTTCCTTCTCCTCTATTTTTGTAGAGGAGTTGAATAAACTTACCTTTGTCTTTGGCGTATGTTTGATTTGGATTAATGAAGGCAGCAAAAATCTTATCTACTGGCCTAAAGTCCCATTGACCATCTTCAGCGGCTCCTGTCATCTTTCTATTTGGTTTGAGAACAAGCCATGCCCTTGCATATGGGTCTTGCCACATTGCTTGCCTAAAAATACCAACCATCAGTAAGAACAGCTGCTTAGGTGTTTTAATGTATTCAGATATTTCTTTATTTAATGTTTTTTGTCCAGATAATTCTTTTTCTACTATGTTTGTGGTTGTATTTCTTGGGCTAGAAGAATTGATAATTTCAAATAAATAATCTTGATTTTCTACTAAGAAATTATCATAAAAGTTTTTTAATTTATCTTTAATTAATTCATTAAAATAATTTACAAGTCCACCATCTTGAGTTGGTGCATCAATTAGATTTTTTGTTACGTAGTCAATTCCTTTTTTATTTTGTTGCGCATCTGTTCCAAGAAGTATGGCGAATTCATCTAAACCACTTCCACTTGTTTCACTAAACTTTTTAAATATATTTGTTGGACTGTCATCTTTTCCAGAAAAGATTAACTGTCTTAACTCTGGAGTAAACTCTGTATCATCTTCTGGATTTATCCCGTAAGTCTCAAAAAAGATTGATTTAACACTTTCATAATCATGATATCCAAACCTAAATTGATCCCATATATCTCTTGCTTGAGTAAGAGTTCTTCCATTTCCAGCTATAACTGAAACAGATAGATCATAGTCTTCATCATATAGTTTTCTAGACTGCAATCCTATTGCATCATTAATGTTAAAAACATCTGCAAAAGATACCCTACCTGTGCCAGACTTGCTTCCAGTTGTATCTAGCTCTCTATTTAGAATATCGTAGCCATCTTTTTTTGTTAGCTTACTTCTATCTTTTGACAAGACAGCTTGCATGTATCCTTTATAATTTCCGCCAAACATAAAATCTTGTTGAGCCAATTTAGAGCTTGTCTTATACTCGCTAAATATTAAATTACTATAATCAAGTGGACTGTCTAAGTCTGGATCAAATGAGTTTAATTGCTTGTTTACTTGTGCAATATTTTTATCTTTAGATCCCTCAATTGATTGGAAGGCTCCAAATCCTATTATTTGATTACCTTGATTTTGAGGATCGACAAAACTTGAAATGGTAATATCATCTGTTATCGCAACACCTAATGGAATATCATTAGGTACAAATGTAAAATAGCATTCTGAAACTCTTGGAGCATACCTATATCCAGACTCATGTACGCCCTCTAAAAGGAATGCATTATCTAAACCAGGACTTCTTTCACCGGAAGAAACAGTTAACAAACCTAGGTAATAGGCTGCGTCAGGAGAAACTACTGCATCTATATTTTCTGGATCATTAACACTTGGTGCAACAGTTGGATGGTCTTCCATACTATAAGGATTATCTGTTTTACCCCACAAAAAGTATGATGGTTTGCAAACCACTGCTATTGGTTTTCCATTATTTCCTGTTGGATTATATACAAGAACATGGGGGCCATTTTCGCCGTTATAATCTTCTGCAGTTCCATACAATTCTTCTGAATCTGAAAAATATTGTTTTCTAAAAGATAATAAAGCCTCATTATTTCCCTTTATAGAAGAAGGGTTATATGGCCATCTCATGGCTATATAAAATTGTTCTTCTATATTTGTTTTTGGAAAACCCCATTCAGAAGCATAATCGATTGCGGTATGCTGATACTCTGGAAGTTTTATGGACCTATCAATAAATTGACTAGGAAGATCTTCATAAAGAATATCTTTATTCGAAGAGTTTTCTGGATATGGCATTTTTATTACGATTTCTCCAGAAAGTATTGAACTATTTTGATTTTGATCAGAGCTAATATTTATAGAGTTTTTAAAACTAAAAGAGTTTTGTGTTATCTCTCTAGCAAAATTTTTTGATATTGATTTTGACTCTATCTTAGATTTTATAAAATCTTTTTCTAAATTTAATAAGAATGAATACTCTTTATCAATTGATTCATAAACATTGGCATATTGATCTTCTTCTTTATTGTTTAGACCTCTACTACTTAAGCTAAAAGTTCTATAAGAATAATTTTCCAAATAATACTCATCATTTACTCTATTGGCAAAAAATGGAAATCTAAATCTTATTGGAAGTTGGTCTATTTGTTGATGAACTTGTTCAGCTGTTTCAAGATTTACTATTTGAGATTCTGCACCAACTGGCAAATGGAGACCCATAGCTACAGCACCCTTATTTAAAGGTAGTTTTGCTAATATTTTTCCTGTAGTTGCAACACCGGAAGGTGGTTGGCCAGATGATGTCGGGTCAACTACATATTGCCCATATTTACTGAATAGATTTATTATCTTTCCTCTCAATGCATGAGCTGGTGCATATATTGAAGTTGGGCTTGATTGCATTTTAATAAGCTGTTCTAGTGCATCGCTAGCTTTACTGTTTTTTATAAATGATTCAGCGTCTGAATATACGCTACTATTTTTATTTATCTCGTTAATAATTTGAAGAAGCTCTTCATCTGGCTTTCTTGACTGAGGAACAGATATGCCAAGTTCTGCGGCTTTTGTATCTCCTGGGTAACCTGTTGTAACAGGAACAACTCCAGAAGTATAAAGCCAATGTGGTTTACCATAGAATACTGTTGATCTGTCTTCAAAAGGCCTTACTGCAACTATGTAGTTGGGAAGAAGTTTTGCACAGACTTGAAATAGGTCCCAAACTGTTCTCATGTAGGTTTGGGCCCTAAATGAAACCTCATCAAATCCTGGCATGTCGTCATCGTCATTCGGAGAAACAAAACCAAGAGTTCTCCATATATTAGTCCCCCCCCTGCCCATAAGAACGCCAGTGAGACCAAGGCCAAGACCGATAGTACCTGTTACTGGACCACCAACTGCGGTTAGTGCAGCTCCGATTCCTATTGTTGCCAACTTACTAGCCACTTGAGCGCTACCAGATGCGTTAAGCTCTGAACGCATTGTAACTTCTTCAACGACTTTTTTAGCTTCTGTATTACCCTCTTGATTTGCACTCAATAGGCTATTCCAAGCTGAATCAGTTAACCTGCCAAGATATTCCATTCTTTCATTGGGCATATTCTCTGGAGTGACGCTTGAAACGCTTGTCCAGCCATCTCCTATATCTCCACCTAAGAATTGAGCTATACCTGTACCATTTCCTGGATATATATTTCTTTTAAATATTTCCAAATCTCTTTGCCCAGCAAAATTTGCCCACATCTCATTCATTAAACTAAATACTGGAGATCTAAATCCATTAGTTCCAGTTATTCCAAGTAGATCAGTCGGAGCTGCTGCTATTTGTTGCGTAGTATCTACCGCTACATCGACCATCTTTCCAGCTATCTTTGAATACTGTCCACTTCCAACAAGTGCGTGTGCGTTAGCTATTGATTCAATTCTCGACTGCTGCCTTATTGATTCTGCGTCGTTTAGTGTTTCATATAATATTGAACCAAAATGCCTTATGCCAAATTTATTTTCTGAGAAGATTAAACCATCTGTAGCATAAGCTATGCCTTCTCTAAAACGAGAAGTTCCCATAGAAAGCAATCTGACCATAAGGTCTCTTGGCTCAGACAACCAAAGACCAGTGTTAACTCCACCGTCAATCTTTCCTGTATCGCCCTTTTTGTTTGTGGAGTTAACTATTGCACCAAGTTCAATTGCGTCAGATTGAGCTGTTACAGTTATTATTTCTCCAGCATCAACCTCGGTTATTGTTCCATTAAACAGTGTCTGAAGAGAATTTGGGTTGGATCCATAACCACCCCTTAGGTGAACTCTAACACCTGGCTTTAATCTTATGTTTTCAATATCTACAACATATTCACTCTTCATGTGTGAAAGAATATATTTAGCTTTATTAAGAGTGCTATCAACTATTGCAGACAAACTATCGGTTAATGATGGATTATCTGGTGTATAGGCTGGATCATCTGGACCAAATATTTTATCTGATTCTTTTCTTGTAAGCTTAGAGTAAAGATTTGAGACACGGAACACTAAAGTGTCACCAAGTAGATCTTCTGATGATATTACTGAGAAATCTATAATTGATTGAAGTCCATAGAAGTTGTCAAACATTTTATAGCCAGCAAAATAGCCACCCTCATCGATGAGCCAAAGCATATACGTGGGGAAAGCTCTAATCATTCTTCCAGATATGTCTCTATACTGAGTATCAACTAACATCTTTTCCCAGTGACCAGTCACTGAAGGAACTTTGGCTCCTGAATTAACCGATTCTGGACCAGAATTTACTCCAGCTGAAACGCTATTTTGATATTCAGAAAAAGCCTTTGCTGTTGAGAAAGTAGTTGGTTTTGTTGCTCCAAGCTCAGGTCTTGAAGGGTCTGTTACTGGCTTAGGTTTTGCTTTGTCTTTATTTTTCTTGCTGCTATTAGCCTGAACATTGGATCCATCGACAGTAAGATAAAATCTTCCATTTTTTTCTGTATCTATATATCCAAAGTTAACACCATAAGCTGTATTCATAATTGCTGGTATCTTTGATGGTTCTTGCGGATCTCTGATGGGCATCATGGATATGAGAGCATGCAGACTCAATTCATCCGGATCAAAGCTTATTTCATTTTCTCCATCCAGATTATATTCGCCAGACAAAGCGTTGGAAATTAGTTCAAACATCTGCTCATTAGAAGAGCTTACGTTGCCAACTTGAAGCGGAGCACTGCGAACGGTGTTAGAAAAATCGGCTTCTGTATCTGGTTTTCTAGTTGTTTCTGTGTACTCAATGTAATCAGTGATTAACTTTACTCTATCTTGATCACTAAATGATCTCTTGGTATAAGATTCATCAATAAGGTTTTTCTTTTTTGACAGAGCTGTTAGTATTTGAAGGAAAGTTGACTTATAAATTCCCTTTGATTCCAACTCATCTATAATAGATTTAATTTTCTTTTTCTTAGTTGCAAGATCGCTCAGTAGAGAATACTCTCTCATCCATCTAGTTATTAGATCTATAATCGAGGCGTGTGCGTTATTTTCTGGCCTTAGATCTTGTGGTATGTCTCCTTGAATTCTTTCAATTAGCTTGTCAAATTCCTCGTCATCCATAAAATAGGGGATTTCACCCTTTGGTTCTGATGTGTTGTAAATAACATCTCTATCAAAAATATCAAAAGACCTGAAATAAAAATCAGGATCTAGGTGACCAACCACTTCATTGTTTTCATCTTTAATTTGAAGTGGAAAATCTGGGTAAGAATTAAATGTTCCCCACATTTGCTTTATTCTTAAGAACGGATTTTTCTTTGTTTGGAAGTGCTCAATTAACTCAGCTTGTTGTTGTGAGCTAATTTTTTCTCTGCCCTGCTGAAAGATATCAAAATCAATTAGGCTTAAATTAACCTGATAAACATGAGGGTAGTTTGGAGTTGTATTTACCGAATAATTAAGTGGTATGACATATTTGATTCCACATAGAGCAGTTATAACATTCTTAATTCCCATAAAGCCTATAACTCCAGTAGAATGCTCGAGTCTTGCAAGGCTGGTTATATGGTCAAATACCTTCTTAAATTTCATCAATTCTTTTTCACCAGTTACGGTCATTGATATATTAATGTAAGTATCTTTTCCACCTATATGTTGATAGGTTGGCTCATCCTGCATCTGAAGGTGCAACTTTGCTAAATTATTGCCAGTTGTTACGGTTACACCATTAATTACAACCGAATTAGGATTTAAATCAACCTGGTTCATAGGAACTTCCCATTCCCTGAATAGGAATGAACCACTTCTAGCCCAAGAGCTTTCCATTAACTTTTGTGCGGCAGCGCTCTTATAGAATCTTTCGTAAAGCTCTATATTAAAAGCGTTTTTGATTTCTTCAAATACTTGATTTCTTACTCTTTTATATTCTTTACTGTTTGTATCTAACTTTTTACTTGAACGACCCAGTCTTTTTTTTGTTTCACTATCTACTAGGTTATCTAAATAATTTTTACCTTTGTCTTTTTCACCGATCTTAACTATGTAAGATTTCATCTTAGCAATCGTTGTATCAGAAAATTCTTTACCAAAGAAATAATAAGTTAATTGAACAATAGAACCATTTAGAGAATTATCTTCTAAATCTAGAATATATTTTTTTTCATTTTCGGAAAGATTATTATTTTCTTGAACAAAATTCCTAGCTAAATAAGAATGAATTAATTTCTTTGTAGAAGAAGAATTCATGCCAGCGGTTAAAATATCTATTGCATCTCTTACGGCTACTCTTGCTCGTGTTGGGATTATTCCATCTGTCATTAAAGAATAAACGCCATTAAGAGTTACTCCATAGCTTGCTGATTGATTTACGTCAGCTATACCAAGCGATTTAAGCAATCCTTCCCAGAAGGCATTTCCGCTCCAATCTTTCATTAGCTTTTCTTGATCAGTTCTAAATGTAGTGGAGTCTGGCATGAAGATCTTTGTCTGAGTTTCTGCTGGAATAAAGAATGATAAATGCTTTCCATCTTCCCATTCGCTCAACACATTTGTTTTAAATACTTCGTTAGAATAGGTAGACTCTTCAGACCCGTTATATTCATCATATGATGAAGGTATTCCTAAAGATTGATTTGTTTTTGGATTATTAATCGATTCATCTTCTACTTTTTTGTCAGTAGTTTTCATTAAGAATTGACCATTGACGTAATTATGCATTGCTCCAGCAGCTTTGCCCATATATTGTCTATACTTACCCCAGTGAATAGCTTGGTTAAAGTCTCTAAGCATAGGTAGGAATGGCTTATGGTTAAAATTCAATAACTCAAGATCAACTGCCAAGGCAAAAGGAAAGTTTGGAACAGTAGAAATAGAAATATTACTAAGTGCTACAGCACTTATCCCATGAACACTATTGAGATAGTGGTTTCTAACGGGAAGGAATGGAGAATATTTAAAAGCAGCTACAAGTCCCCTTAGCGATGAAAGAAACTTATCTATTTTTTCATCACTTGTTTTTCCAGTTTTAAAATCTATTTCATAATTATCTGTTATATATATTTGCGAGGCTTCATCTATAGTTATTCCCCAAATTTCTTCGTAGTTAGGAAAAAATAATCTCATTCTTATAGAAGTTTCTTTATAACCAGAATTAAATTTTGGAGTGTTCTTTTGTCTTAAAGCTCCACCTGTTAAGCTTCCCGTCTTAAAGGCTGTATTAATATCTATTGATAATGGTGGCACAAAAAAGTTTGCAGCGCCTAATCTTAAATGGAACATATCTGGAGCAGATGGTTGATTATTAGGTCTGTATGGAGAATTCTTTAATACATTTTCAATTTTTTTAGAAGTGTTTTGGAAATTAGAAGCATGCGTAAAAATCTTCTTTCCATCAGCGGTTCCAAAAACAGCTTCTAAGGATTCAATAAATGCTTGTGGGTCATTTATCTCATCTTCAGTTCCACCGCCAACTCCATTATTAGAATAATCTCCAACTACAGCCAAAGCCTCAAAGTAGAATTTAACTAAACTAGGAAAATATACATTAATCATTCCTAGGAGAATTGGATCTCTAGATATTCTCTGTGTAACTTCAAGAAGTTGTTGATGCCACTGAACATCAACGCCCTTCCTCTTGTCTATTAATTCTTTTTGAGATACATTATCTTTTGCCAAAAGATTAAATCTTTGTTTAGCATAGGACTGTATATCTACCGCATAGGTAGCGAGCGCTAAAAGGCCAGATGATTCTATTCTGGAGAATAGTTTATCAAGTTGATCTGGAGTTAAGTTACCTGCTGGTGAATCACCAGAATCCCCTGGAGCAAAAACCCTCCACATGTTAGAGATTCTTTCAGCCGAACGAAGATCTGCGTTATCTTGAGATGTTAAAGAGGATAACTCAAAGGCTTTGCCTATAATTGTTGTTTCAAAATTAATTATAAGAACATTATCATTATTAAATACTTTTTGCAGAATTCTTTGAAACTCTTGAGACCCTGCTGCATTAATTGCATCTTCTAGTTCTTCTTCTTTTTTCTCGCTCGATGAAGCGGACTCTATAGCCTTTACATAGTCGAGTATATTGGTATATGCGCCATAAGTATATTTAGACCATCCAGTAACTCTGGCTATCATTAAATTTATTACTTCTTCTGCAACAGCTCTTTCAAATTTATACTCAAAAGATGTAGCAGGATATATATATCTAACCCAGAAATCTCCTCTTACCCTATTTCTATTTGAATTAGTATTTGGAGTCGGAAGAACTGCCGCAGAAGTTGGATCCTTTATAAAGGTATTGTAGTATTTGACATACTCTTCCAGTCCCTCTTGAACTGTTGCCTTTTTATAAAAAACTTTAATACAAGAATCTACTGCGGTGTTAGCGTATAGGTCGATACCAGAACTGTCCCAATAAAGAATGGTGACTAACTTTAAATTGTCAAAAGTGCTAACATCAAACTGGCTAGCAAAAGCTCCGTTCATTAACTAACAAATTAGAAAGATCGTTATCAGATTTCTTTTTAAGAGCTTTAAGTCCAGTGATAAGTTTATTGAATTCATTTTTAGAATTAAGTGAATTTATTACACTTGTTATTGGACCAGATATTGTAGTAGAAGCCATTACATTTACCTTTAAAGTAGGTTGTTTCTTTTATTGATCATTGTGACCTTCTCCGAAGAAGACTTAGAAGATGAGCTTCTAGACATATTATTAATTATATCTAAAGAATTACGTTTTGTAAACGATTCTTGAGAAAAATTTACTGAACCATGACTAGCTTGAGGTTTGTTGTTCCTTGCTGTTTGCAAAGCTTTATTGTCATATCCAGATCCATTCATGCTTATGTAGGCGCTGGAGGATTTATCTAGTCCCTCCCAGGAACCTTTGATATTATCAGATTTATTTATTCTAGATCTTGATTCTTGAGACACACTTGGGGCACTAGAAGTATCTGCGCCTACTGAAGTATTTTTACTAGATGATATCCTTGCGGCATACTTATTTGATGTAAGAGTTCTACTAGATGTATCTTTAGGCTTTGAACCTGCGTCTTTTAGGTTCTTATTCTGTACATCTGCACCGAAAATCATATTAAAATTAATCCTTAATAAGAACTTGCCATCTCGGCATATGGATCTTTACCTACATCTGGGATCCCTGAGTACATAGTAGTGTTCATATCAAAATTTCCGAGTTCCATGACCATAGACCTGAAGCTATCTACATCTTGTCTATTGCCATATAAATTAACTTTATAAGACACTCCAGGATTATAATTTACAGTCCCAATCTGAGGAATTTCAGATGCTCTATTTGGATATTGTTGTTCATATGCCGATCCACCAGGAAGAAGTGGTGGCCCTTGAATCTTCTCGGCAGTATGATCTTTAACTGCAGAGTAAATAAAACTTCCAGCAACTAAAGCCCCCACTGCATATATTGAACGCCTAAATGTTGCGTTTTCTGTAAAAAGATTCTTTAATTCTCCATCTTTAACAAAATTAGTAAATCTTTTATATGGAGTATTTCCAGGTAGATATCTTGAATATTCATCTCCATCTATGGCTGCTTGAATCCCTTTATTAAAAGTGTCATCTTTAAGATCAACAACTTGAGCACTTGTTGCTGTTGATATTTCATCCACAACCTGTTGATCTAATTTTTTTTCAGCATTTATATTTCTAATAATTGAATTATTCTCAGATCCTTTTCCTGACTCTATTTCATCAAGCAAGTCTAAATCATCTTGTGTTATTGAAGTAACTCCAGCATTTGCCATTGTGTAAGGATCTGCTCCAGCTGTTACACCTGCATCTATCATATTTGCAACATTTTCAAAAGATGTTAACTGATCTTGTGATAATGCTCTTTGATAAAATTGTCTTTGTCTTCTAGTTCTTGCATACAATAATTTTTGATAAAAAGATCTTCCTTGATCATCTGCAAAATCTAATTTTTCAAATGACCTGAATTTTATGCCTCTTTGTGCAGCTCTTTTTTCCATGGCGTTTAGTATTTCTTCTTGACTTCTGCCACTTAATCTAGATGCTTCAGAAAGCTCTGCGGATACTCTTTGTGATTGATAAAACTTTTGAATAGCAAATTTATCCCTTTCTGTATCACCCATTTCTTTTGCTGACTTAGAAAATAACTCGTCTAGCATTTTTGCATTTCTATCTAATAAATAATCAGCTACATTTGAAGCTTCTTGAGATACGCTAGTAGACATTAATATTTGGTCGGGAACTACTCCAGCAAAAGCAAGTCGTGCTAGAGCATCCATCTCTGCATTAACCTTAGCAGCTGCTTCCACTGCCCTTGCGGTTGACGCATATCTATGAGACGCTTGAGCAGCAAATCTTTCGGTAAGGAATTGCATGCCCCTTTCCTTACTTACTGATGCTTTTGTCATTTCAGACAAAAGATCTTCAATCCTTTGATCTTGATAACCAAATTCTTTAGATACATCTTTAATTCCAGATATCATTCCTGAAAGAAGTTTTTGAACATCCCCTTCAGTTGTCATTCTTGTTTCTAGTAAAATTTGATCAATAACAGGGAATAGGTCTTGATCAGCCATATTCTCACCATAGAACATAGCCGTCATTCCGCCCATCATTTTGCCAAGATTCTCCATTGCATTGAGTCCAACTTGATCCATTGTAACTTGTCCTAATTTTTCTTTTAGAATATTTTCTACAAATATTCTTCCAGTAGTTGGATCTAATCTAGCTGAGGTTCTGGAAACTTCTGCCAAAAAATCTGCTTGAGCACTAAATGTTACTGCACGGTCAATTGCTGTTTCCTGAAGAGTTAAACCTATATTATATTTTTGAAGTTGGGCTATTTTTGCGGAATCTAATCTTTTTGCAAAGTCTTCAATTTGATTTAAAGATGAACCCACAACCATGCTTCTATTAACGTACACGCCTAGAATATCTGCATCTGCAGTTGCTCTTTCCGCCATGAAAGAAGAAATGCTTTGTCCCATAGCAGCTCTGAGTCCAATATTTTTAGATTCATCAAAATTTGATATTATATTACCTATTTGTTGTGGAGTTGTTGCTCTCATAATGTCAGAATAGGTTTGTTGATCGATTTGATTTTTAAAATCTGGAAGTATTTGTTGAAGTTTTTTCCTCATAAATTCTTGATATTCAGTATTTGCTATATCTTCTGATGATTTTAAAACTCTTTCTAAGCCAAACCTGGTAGTTAGATTTGTATTTTTCAATGGCGAAGAGCCATATTGGGCTACATTTTCCAAAAGCCTATCTGAAGCTTGAGTAATGCTGGCTTTACCTTTTGATGAAAGCGAATCATATACGTCTATGATTACATCTTTCATATCTCTTTCGGTAAGATTTGTAGATATTGATCTTCTTTTTTTGTTTGTTAAAATATTATGTAACTCTTCAGCTGCATCGCTTGTGCCCCTTATTTGCTCTAGTTCTGCTATAAAAGATTCTTCACCAAAGAAATGTCGCAAGGTTTCTACATCATCTAGTGCTGCACTTGTGTACATAATTTCTTGTGGACCAGAAGGCTGCCTAACCATTGCAAACATTAAGTCTTTAACTTGTTTACCTGTATCATCAGTATATGATGCTGTCATTAATTTTGGCAAGCCTTTGTCGTCCAAGTCAAATCCACCCAAAGCATTGAAGTACTCTTTTACAGCGCCTGCATGAAATAAGACAGTTCCATTTGATACTCTAAATTTAGCCAATTCTTGATTAACTCTAGTTCCGTTTGCTAAATCAAATGTTATATCAGACATGCCTCCTCTACCAGAGGCAGTTGTATATTTTCCTAGGATACTTCTTCCTCCAGCCATAGCTTCTGTAGATTCCGTAGCTAATGCAAACCTATTTACGTCTGGCATAACGGGCATGAAGAATTCTTTATCTCCCTTTGTAACAACCTTAAATGCTTCTGTTTGGAACATTGAATGCAGCATGTTCATCATTAAAGGAGAATTTTTAGGACCAATTCCAGACTGATGGAGCTCTAATGTTTTTCTGGCTAGCTCTTTGTATCTACCCCTAGAAGCTTGAGATGTAACTGGTAACATAGATATATCTTCATCAACTACATTCTGTAACATTGTTTCTATCTTCTTTGGAAGAATATTACTTTCGACTGCTTCTTGAAATTGCTGTGATATACCTGCTGCGTAGTTTTTATAATTTAAAATATCTGCTTCTGTAGAAAAAGCTTCTGGATGAAATGCAAGAGTAACTGGATCAGCATAAACACGCTCTTTTGGACTACCAAAACCGCTAAGCGTAATCATATTTGTGCCCATAGCTAAATTTACATCTTTTTTTAGCTGAGATGATCCCATGACAAATAAAATATTTTCCATATTTCCACTTAAAGCTCTTATGTCAAAAGCTGTTTTTATAGAATCTGGACCTAATTGACCTCTACCAGTTACTTGATACAAATTGGTAGCATTACTAACTATGTCCAATTGTCCTTGCAGCTGTTGAAGAGCTTTTTGATTATCTGCGATATCTCCAACGCCATTTTGAATATCTGATTTAATTTGAGATATTCTTGCTTTTAATGTCTTTTTTGCTCCATCAATAGCTTTTTTATTTAGGACAGCTCTACCATCAAATTCTTTTTCGGAAGTGTCCATGATGTCATCAAGAAAACCCTTAATGTCATCATCAATATTTGCAGATCTATAAAAATCCTGTAAATCTTTATTTGTTCCTGAATTTCTTAACGCATTTCTAAAATCATCTGATTGAAGATAAGAATTTAATTTATTTCTCATTGCGTCTTTTGCTATATCATCATCTATGCCAATGAGAGCTCTTTCCATTGAAGAGCTGATAATAGCTTGAGTATCAACATTTTGCATAACTCTATATACATACTGATCTCTTGCTCTTACCTTGAGTTTTTTTGAACCTTTTATTCCTTTTAGTGATTTATCATTATGAGACCTTAAAACATCTAATCCTTCTTGTATTACAACTCCCATTTCATCTGTAACAGAAGCTCCTGGTTTATAATATTTCCTATCCATATATTGGACTAAATCTGAAAGCTGCAACGTGATATCTCTTTCAGATGTAAAGGCTCTAGCTCTTTTTGGAATTTTACTTAAGAAATCTTCTAATTTATTTGCTGTTCCACCTGCACCAAATCCTGCAATGACTTTTGCTGGATTGAGTATATCGTTTCCAAGAAATGATAAAAGAAGATGAGTTTCTGACGTAGTTAATTTTTTATTATTTATAGCAAACTGTAAGATATCTACACCTTCATCGCTTGCAAACGGAATATATCCACCTAATTCTTTTTTTGCTAAATCTAAAAATTCTTTTACATCTCCACCTCTTTTGGAGGAAGTTGAAATTACATCCATAGATAAGTTAAGAGATGTTCCAGTTTGACCTGTAATGTTTTGAATAAAATCTCTAAACATCTGGCTATTGCCCATTCTAAGATTAAATTCATTTTGCATTGATTCCATTATTGAGCCCATCTGAGCTCTTCTTGGATTATTAGCAATGTCGCCAACTTTACCAGAAGACGGAACAATTCTTTCAAATTGAGTTACTCTTAAAGTACTGGCTGCAATGAAAGCATCTTCAGCGCTGTCGTACTCTTGGCCAGTGGCAGTCATAATGTATTTAATTGTTTGCTGACCATTTACATTGCTAAGCTGTGCTTTTACTACTCCACCACGACCTAAGTCGGTAGAAAGTAAGGCTATGTCAGCTGCCTTTTTTGCCATTGCAACATTGCCACCAAAAAGATTTATAATGTCTGACATTTTTACCTAACTCCAGCTGATATATCTATATTGTTTGAACCAAATGGATTCATAACAGGAGTTATTGATCCACTGATTCCATTACCGCTCATTAATCTTCTAAGCCTATACAAAACATCTTCATCATTTTCTTTTTTGTAAAAATCAGGATATGAAGGATTGGTTAAAGTGGCTTCTTTTATCTGTTGTGGATAGTAACCCATTTGAGACATTTCTAGGCCCATTGACTGACCAACTTTAATCTTAACATGCTCCATATTTGTATTGGGATGCCAACCTTCCCAAGATGCGTCTGGTAGTTGGTGCCTTTCAAAATACTCAGCTAAGTCAGGCCTTTTTTCTACTTGCATACCCCATGCAGCTTCATAGATTCTTCTCTCTAATCTTCCAGCTGTAGAAAGTATTTTCTTACGATCTTCTACTGGGGCATTTAGCATTTCTCTAAAGTGCTCTCTTTTTCTTTTGGGAACCGCAAGACTTAAGGTATCTACAGATGCACCATATATATCTGCTCCATACATTGTTCTCTTTGCAGCTTGCCCAAACTGAAATGCTGCTGCTTTATCTCCAGCTTGTGCTGCCATTGTTGCTAATCTAGTATTTTTAACATAACTTAAAATATCAGTATATTCCTCTAGGGCAAGTTCTTTTCTTCTTTCCCTTGGAACATATCTTTCTCCACTAATTGTTTCTACGGCATTTCCAAGAGTTGAAGCTGTAAAACCAGTTGCAGCTCCAATTAATGATCCAAACATCTTTGCTCTTGGAGTTCTACCAAACAATGAACCAGAAAAACCCAAAGCAGCTGCAGCAGACAATGGATCTCTTTGTGTAGCTCTATTAATCATTGGTTGAATAAAGCTTTCAAATGGCCTTTGCCATTCTGGGAAGGTTGAACCATAAACATTTCTTCTTTCCCAATCTTCAACTGCGGTTCTTTTCTGTAAAAATTTAGTATTAAATAATGTATCTCTATGTGCTATGTATTCTCCAAATTTTGCTGCCCTCATTAGCGTTGGATGCATTCCGGCTTCACTAGCTGTTTTATCTTTATATTCGTAAGGACTAAAGGAATATTTTTTTGTTGTTTGTGCTACTTGTGATTGTATTTCTAAGAGTCTTGTTCTTTGACCTGGATCAGTTATAGTTTTTTCGGCTAATTTATTAACAGATTTAAATTGCTGAGAATATGGTGCAACATCAGCTAGAATATCCAATTGATTTAAAACTCCATATTTACCAGTTTGATCTGAATATAATGTATTAAATCTTTCGTACCCAATTCCAGGAAGTCTTAGTTCTCCTTCTGAAATTTTTGTAAATGGATCTCCGCGAGTAAAGTCAGTAAAATATTCTGCTCCTGGTAAAAAGGGATATTGTTGACCCATTGTATTTCTAATGGGATTTAAATAATCAACACCAGTTCTATCTTTTGGAATAAATCTTCTAATAATTTCAGAAAATTCTAAGTTACCCAATGCACCTTGTGCTGTTAATGGGACGTCGCCAAGACCACCTAGATTTAGATCCCAGAAAGCTCTACTTGTTCCATAGGCCTTTGATGCTGATTGTAACACGGCTTTATCTGGCTCAAAGTCTCCTTTGCCAAAACCAAACTTTTCTCTAAGGCTAGAAAAACCGAAACCATAAATACCCAACATTTCTTGAGTTCTATATCCGATTTCACCCATTTGATATCCAGCTGCACCGCTAGACATTGGAACTCCAGCAGGAACTATTGGGGGAGCCATGACTCCCCTTTGCTTTGGTGGACCATAGGACATTTGCATTAACGGAGCATTTAATCCTGCTATAGCATCTCGAGTTATATTTGATGCCGTTGCTAACGGCATGCCTGCTGCAGCTGCATACCTTGCATTATTAGCGCCCATCATTTGTCCGGTTATCTGCATTCCGCTAGAATTAGGAGCAGTAAATCCAGGCCCTGATCCACCCCCACCAATTCCAGCTACACCAGCTTTATATCCTCCAAAAGAATAACCTGCTGTATTATATGCGCCAAATTGACCTGCTGGCACATATCCGCCAAGAGCTTGCATAACTTCTTCATCGTGCATTGATACCTGTGGCTTCAATACTCTACCAACAGTTGCATTAAGCATTGATGTTAATGGACCCCATGGACCACTGAAATACTCTCCACTTACTGGATATGGTCTGTCTGCGTAATGTTTTCTTTCAAATCTGTATGGATCTAAAGGTCTTAAAGGAGAAATATCATTGTAGAATAAGAATTTTTCTGCTGGACTTCCATAAGTGTCATCAGTAAATAGTGCTCCACCCTGAAGTTTTCTATACCAAGATGGACGATAGTACATAATCTTTCCACCTTGGAATGGAGTATTGCCAAGTGGCCAGAATCTACCCTGCCTAATTGGCACTTCCCCATCAAGAAGTTGCTCTTTCTTCTCGTCTGCGGTCATTCCACCAGGAGCAAGGCCGGCAACTAAAGATTGAAGTTCAACAACACCTCTTGCAGCTTTTGTTGTAAAGTATGGGGAATATACTTTTTCTCCATATTGATCCCTTTCTCCAACCATTCCGCCAATAGTTCTATCAACTGTCATAGCAGTTGTACCAGCAGCATAGATTGGAAGAACCCTTTTTGCGACCATTCCTCTTGCATAAAGATCTAATGGACCTTTAAACTTGGAAACATCTAGCTGCATACCAAGCGTTCCAAAATATTTATTTAGACGCTCAACACCTTGAGAGATAGGTACGGACATTCCAGAAAAACCTTCTGGATTAGAATATGTATTAATTCCTAGGGCACTCTTTATTGCTGCCATTGGATTTTTTCCAAAGACTGTTCCAAATGTAGGAACAAACGTAGTTCTTTGGCCCGAACCCAAAACATCTGTAGACAAATCATCTAGCTCATATTGAGCTGTACCAAAGATTCTTTTCATTTGAGGAATAAATGTAGAGAATGGCTTTCTTACATTTGTTCCAATTAAATCAAATGTACCCTTTGTAAAAGGACTAATAGCTTCCCTGACAGCTTGACCAGCTTGTCCTTGGGACATATTGAAAAATGATATTGCAGCTTGGCGAGCATTCTCCATATTAGGAATGCCCTGCTTAAATGTGCTAAACGCATTAATATTAAAAAGCGTTGATAGTACTGCGGCTTGTGCTTCTGCATGTTGTGCTGCTGGAAGAGACTTTTTCATATTCTGCAGAACAGACTGCATCGTTATAAAAAGCTCATCTTTTGATTGGGCGCCAGATCCAATTAATGCATTTGATTGAGCAATAAATCTAAATGTTTCAGATTTAATTTCTTCTAATCTTGTATTAATAGATGGAGTTCTACCCGATAGCTGAGATCTAGAAAGAAGATCGGCCTCTGATCTAAGGTTCCTAATTCTAGAGTACATCTTTTGTACTACTGAGGAATCTAATCCCTGCTGCCTAATTAGGTTAGCCATTCCAGGAAGAGCTGACTCTATGTCGTCTAACATGGAGGTCATATCTTGAGGAGAACCAACCTGAGACACTCTAGATCCCATAGGACCAAAAGTAAATAAACCCTGATTTGAGTCTTCTAGTTCTCTCATAAATTTAGAAGAAAAGCCAGATCTAAATGATTGCTTTCTAACAGAATTATATGCTCTTAATATATCTGATTCTTCTATGCCAGCTACTGCATTTCCTGCATCGTCTATAACTCGTAGGCCATTTCCACCTACATCTAACTTCATAGTTTTATAGGTGGTTCCAGATTTATATCTTACTTCTTCTCCAGAAATTAATTTTCCTAATACTCTTGGATTATTAATATCTCTATTTCTTGATAGAAATCTTTTACCTAAACCAAATAAAGAGTTGGGCTGCTCGGCATCTATCGCCATAGCATTTTTAAATCCCCTAGCTCTTTGAGAATTCCCTAATACAAAATCTAAGAACTTTGATCCTGAGCTACCAGATATATCATAACTAGCTTCACCAGCCATTCCAGAAGAAAGTCTTGCATGACGAGAAAACATCTCTGTACTATTGGTGGGAACAGGCCTATATGTTCCAGTTAACTCATTTCCATACACTGCACCAGAAAAACTATCTGTTGAGTATGTACTGACCTTTCCTTTTGTTCCTAAAAATCCACCAGTGCTATGCCATATATGAAAATCAGATTTTGTTTTTGCTAAATCACCAAATGGTTGAACTGTCATGCCTGGAGAATACTGAAGAGGTCCTCTCCTAGCAATTTCTGAAAATGATCTATAACCAAATAGATCCGCTACATTTAACTTAACTATTGGTATATGAAATTCACTAGCAAAGAAGTCAGCGACTCCCGCAAAAGTTTTCTTTATTGAACTAAAATCAAGAACATTTCCTGATCTAGTTTTGTAAACTCCATCTAATCTAGTTAGACCAATACTTTTAGATACTGGATCATTTAGGGCCATTCTCTTGGCTAAATCACCAATAACTTTTTGCTCATTTGCATTCTTAGATTGGAATCTACCACTAGATATTGCCTCATCTAGAAGCATGGGTTTAAGACCAAATAAATTAAATCCGCTATTAAATATTCCAGAACTCATTTTATTTCGTTCAATTAAGAATGATCTTAGTTGAACAAAATTGTTTGGATCATAGCCCTTTTTTGCTAGATGGCCTTTGACTATATCGTTTGAAACAATATTGCCAGTTGAATCTTTTAATTTTAAGCCTAATGATTGTGCAGTTTTTCTCTGTAAAAACTCTTGCTTACCTGGTCCTAATGGGCCGACAAAATCATGAAACAATGCTTTCTGTGGCTTTAAAAAACTAGAAGCTATATCTACTAAATCACCTCTATAAAAAGAATTCCATTGATTAGCTATTTTGTTTTTTGTAAGAGTTTGAAATTCTTTAGAGAAGAACTGAGCATTTGAGTCTTCAATAATATTTCTAAGGAATGCTTCTGAACTAGACGATGTGCCTGCTAAAGCATTAAACTTTTCAGCCAGGTCCTTTCCACCCTTAACGCCCTTAAAGCGATCTATCATCTGCCTATAATATTCGTCGCCTTCAGCGGTTATTTTGTTTCTTCCTATTGAAACAATATTTGTTGGATCTGTACCTTTTGTCAATCCAACTACTCTTAGTTGTGTAGCAAAAGATTCTGCCTCTTCTGTAGTTAAACCTTTTCTTTCTAGATTTCTTGCTAGGAGCTTTTTATATTCAGTTTGCTGTTGTCCCAGAGAAAAATCAGATCTATTAAAAGACTTGTCTCCAGGACCACCGCCACCCAATATTGCAACTTGACTAGATAGTTTAGAAAATCTACTTGAATACTGTGACTGAATAGTATTCATCGCCCTTTGAAGTTCGTCTCTAGAAACTCCAGATGAGAGCAATTGATTGTATTTTACTGAACTTTGTACAGCGTCATAGCCTTGACCAAATAACTTAAATTCTTGGCGACCTTTTTTAACTGCTTGAGTTAAACCTCTAAATGCAGGGATTGCATCGAGTGCACCATATTCATCATCAATACCAAAAGCAAAACCTTTGGCCATTTGCCCAGCACGTTTGAGTTGACTCTCCTGTGCTTGCACAGACCTTCTTCTGGCTTCTTTCATGCCAAAACGGGCTTTATGTAAAGAGTCGACTATTCTGGGTTGTTCAGCTAAAGCATTTGCGGCTGCGTTAAATGCTCCTGATGTTTGAGATGCTGTTCGTAAAAATCTATTTGACAAAGAAGCTAGATCGTGACCGACTTCTCCGAGCAACTCTGTTAAATCAACAAATCCTTTATAGCTTTTTTGTTTTATGGGACTTAGCTCATTGAGGTGTTGCATTGAGTTTTTAAAGGTGCTCAATGACCTTTTGCCTGCGGAAGCCCCTGCTCCAGCTACCTCAAATGGTAAAACCATAGTAGCAACATTTGATACTGATGTTTTGACAAAATCAGAGATAACATCAGCTGGGTTATACCAATTTAATTTTCTTTTATTTTCTCCCTCACCAAATACCTGGTCACTCAATCCCCTTTGGGATATATAAAGAGCTGGAAGCTCGTACGGCATTCTTCTTCCGGCTCTAATAATTTTCTTTTGAATATCATCTTTAAGTGACCATACAGCAGCGGGTTCTGAGGTTAGTCCTCTTCCAGCTTGTTGAATTTCATCACTGGTTAAATAAAGCCCCCTATGAACTTCACTATCTCTACCAAGATAACCTGTTGTTAGTTCACCTGAATCTTTATCTCTAAATACTAATGCTTCATAGGGATCATTAACTCCCTCAATATGTCTTTTTACACCTTGAAGTTCATCTAGATGCTTTCTTATTTGTCCAATATCTTTAATGGTTGTTGTGGATAATTTTTCTTGGAGTTTTTCCGTTAACTTTAATCCACCTTTTTTAAGACCAGCTCCAATAACTCCAGCAACCGCCATAGAAGCTGCTGTATGCGCAAAAAAGCGCATGACGGGATGACCATCAAGCGCTTTAGATACATAACCACTATCGCGAGAAACACCCTCTGTTTCTCCTTCATTAAAAGGAAGATCCCTAGATGTAATACCATAGCCTAAATTATTGATAGGCCCACGATCTCTTATCAAGGTTTACTCCTCTTTATATTTAACGCATACCCCAAAGTTTTTGAGCAATAGGGTCATCGTACTCTGCTTCTCCTTCTTTCTTGGAAAGATTGTGACGAGCAGCTTTTTGCTTTTGCTTTTCTTGCTCTTCTTCTGGATCTATTAGTTCTAGCTTTAAATCAGTAGATTGAATTCCATTGATAGCCTGCTTAATTTCTATAATCTTTTCTGAAAGAGCGACTTTTTCAGCCAGCTGAGAAAACGTCATATCATCCAATTGTTCCGGAGAATATGATGTTATAGTAGCTAAAACAAAGGCTTTCATTAAGCTTCTGACTTGATTAGCGTGATCCCTTTTTTCTTCAAGGATATATTTTGCTAGTTTAGCGGAATAAAAACCAGAAAAATCTATTATTTGCTTAGCTAAAGATGCAACTATTCCTGGTGGTATTTTATCAATATTAAAATCATCAGGATGTACGACGGCACATTTAATAATTATATCCTCAGTATCTACCGAAGAATAGTCCTCCGAATTTTGATACTCAGCAATTTTATCAAACTCGCTAAATGTTAGCTCCCTAAATACAATTTCAGTATTTTTTACTGTTGCTGTAAATACAGAGCCATAATTTTTTTTAAGCTCGTATAATTTTTCTGGTTCCATTTTTTTAAAGCTGACGAACTTCCAATGCTACGAAACCAGAAGCCTCTAGCACTTCCTGGGCAATTAGTGAAGGAACTCCAGCCATAATCCCATTCATCTCTGATCTATCCAATTCTGGATACAATATGCATAGATCTGAAATAGCCTCTTCGTTCCACATATTAGCCTCAGCTGAAGAAAGTGTTCCAGCTTGAATCATTTGCTCCATCTTCTTTACAATACCTTTATATTCTGCGCGTGTCAGAACACGCCATGCAATGTGTTTATCAAAAGAAATTGATGTAACATAAACATCACCAAATTGTTCTTTCCACTGCTTGACCATGCCAGCGGTTGGGCCATCTTCCCAAATCTCTTGCTCATCTGGAAGATCTTCAACTCTATTAACTGGCTCTTCGTCTTGATAGTCTTCTTCTACAACAGCTGCAGTATAGGCTTCTTCAGCCTCTAAGCTTTGTGCTAGTTCGGGGTTGCTAGAAACAACCACCTTTCTTTTTTCTGACATAATTCTCCTTATTCAACGTTGATCATAACATTATACATTTATTTGATATTTAAATCAAATATATTATAGATACTGAGCCTTACCATTAGTTAAATTGGTTCTTCTCTGCTCAGCATTTCCTTCTCCATCTTTTTGTATTTCAGATGCAGCGTCCTCGGCATCAGATGTAACTGATGTAATCATGCTCTTAGTAAAGCCAAGATCACCTTCTGTCATATAGGTGTCTCTTGCTATAAATTGATAATTCTCAGCGACTGGTTGGCCACCAGGTGAATACATTGTAGCCATAGAAATTAAATTAACTTCTTGAAGAACTATCTTCATAGGACTAATAACGTTATCTAGCTTGACCATTCTTTCGTTTGTATCCGAAGCGATCATTCTGTCTAGATTGTCTATTTCTCTTCCTACTGAAGAAGTGTAATTCATTGGACTAAGCGAGGCTTCCTGGGCCCCATAAAGAACAACAAAGTTAAATGGTGGGTGAGCACTAAAAATATTTCTATTTGAATCTTTAACATTTTTAATAAATGGATCTTCAGTAATTCTATCTAACTGAGAATATCCCCAATACTTCTGTAGGTTTTTTTCATCAGCTTCTGATGAGTACAATTCTTTTCTCATACCCGCTTCATCGACTGATGTATATTTTCCTCTTCTTAATGAAGAAAATACCCCACCAAAATTTTTAGGATTAGGATCTAGGACTCTTGCTTCTGTTGCGGCCTCAATCAATTCGGTCATTCTTCTTGGAGATCTTGTAAATACGGTAAACTCTCCAGTGATTAATCTGGTGCCCATAAGCATGGTGTCATAGTTATATGACCAAAATCCATATAGTGGTTGCTTTTCCTGTTTAATAACATAGGAAAAAGATGCTATATCTAATTCATTATCCTGACTAAAAAGTGGATCGATATATACTTTAATATCTTCGCCAGCAAAGTAGTAATCGTAATAATTACTAAATCTTTTATCTGTTTCATAAGATTGAGATCCACCAGCCCAAACCTGATCTAGTTTTGCATTTAGCGGATTAAATCGCATTTGCTCTGTCACAAATTTTCCTTAAAAGGTTGTAACTTCATCTATAAAATTATTATAAAGTGTTGATATTTGATTTCCAGATTCATCGTCACCAAATATATTTTTATTAATTTGGTCAGCTATATTTTGCTGATCCTGTGCGTAGGCCATCTTTTCTTTTTCTCCAACCATGTGCACCATTGGTTGAATACCTCTTGCCATGTATGTGTATGTTTGTTCGGTAATTAAGTCATCAATCGACATGGTTTGGCCTTCATCTACTATAGTAATGCCGAATATCTTCATCTTGGAGGCAACACCATATTCATTGAAGAATGTAAATACAATATCAAATGGAGGTAACATGTCTGCTAGTGGAGCAAAAAAACCTTTGCTATCAGCTAAGTAATTTTTATATTGTTTAATTTTATAAAAAGCGTACTCATGAAATACTGTAAATATTAGTGATCCAGCAATAGTTCTAGAACCTTTAACGAAACCTCTTACATTTGAGTGGCCTAAAGTCCTTATTGGAGTATTTTCTCTGTGAATAGAGTAAGATACAGTTTGAAGGTCACCAAGCTCAATAACATCTCCAGTGCTTTGTATTTTTCCATCTTGACCAATAATTGGTATTATCATTGTAGCTACAATGTCTGCACCAGAATATGACATGTTGGCTAATGGTGAGTTGCTAATATTGTCAGTCAAGTTACTGGCTGTAGCTTGAGTTTTTTGAGCATTTACTACTGGCAAAATAGCCTCCTATAAAAAAGAATGGTGCACGAAAGACAAGCTCCCGTGCACCATCACTTACTTATCCAAATAAATTATGGACGAATGATTCCAGTCTTTAGACCAGTCTTAACGCCAATGTCTTCAATTGACTGAGCCAATGTTTGATCATTTGACTTATCAATGTTTATTGCATACATTGGACCGAGTTCTCTAGCAACATAAGTCATAGTTTCTTCAATGACGATGTCGTCCATTGAAGCACCAGAACCTTCGTTGAGAAGCTCTACGCCATAGATTGATCTTGCTGCAGCATTACCATATTCATTAACAAATGTAACTGTAATGTCAAATGGTGGAATTTGGTCAGCATAGTAAGGAACTTTCTTTACTACGTCCTTGGTCCAACCAAGTTCTGAACCAATTCCTGGAATACCTCTACCAGCCGAAGCTGCACCATCACCAGGAAGAGTGTTGTGAGCTCTTGTGTAATAGTGCATTGCTGATGAAGTATTGCTGTAATGCTTATCTAGCATTGTATAAAGAGCTGGGCGATCAAAGACAGTGAAAATCAGTGAGCCAGCGATGCCTCTTTTACCTCTTGAGAAGGAACGAGGATTTGGTGAACCCATTGTGTAAATGGGAGCCTTTTCTCTTGTTACAGAGAAGGTGATGCCTGAAAGTGCGCCAATTTCAACGCCACCAAAAGTGGCTACAATATCTGCACCAGAAAATGTGGTATAAGTATTAAGGTACTTATTTACCGGTAGTTGGTCTGAATCTGCCATTGTTTATTACCCTCCAGTCGGTTAATTATATGTTAATGGCTATCTGCACCTCAATTGACTTGAGTTCAAATGCAGGTGTTACAACGAGGTCTACAATCGCCTTATTTTGACTTGGGATATAAGTTACGTTAAAATCACTTTCCAAGATGGCACCTAATAGTTGCATGCCTCGTAGAGCTGAAGAGATTGCAGTTTCCATTGAGTTTCTCATCTGGACACTGGAAGCTTCTCCAATAAACTTTTGTGTTGCTTGACGAACAAGATTTGCTGCGTCATCAACTATTCTCTTTGTTGAAAGTCTAACAAAGTCAGATGCAGACGCCGCAAAGGTTACTCCATCGCCAAAAACTGCAACCTTATTAAAGTTAAGGACAACACAGTTAACGCCCTTACCAGTCAAGGTCTCTTGCTGAGTTCTTGTTGGCGCATAACGAAGAGCCTGCACATTGTACAATGGCTTATTCGTAATTGCTGAGTATGATGAAAGTTTACTCATTGTTGCAGCAAGTGCTGCTGCGCCATTAGCATAACCGAAATTAACACCATTTGATTCGTAGTTGACTGGCTTCACTTCAGATGCAACAATAACGACGTATGGTCCAACTTCTTTCATTGTTGAATCTTCTTTTGAAGCAAGTGCGCTAAGACCAAGGTGAGTATTAGCTTGAGCTGGAGTCATTGACTCATTGCTTCCATCATCATATGGAGCAACACCAAGAACTGCAACACATGGATGTGTATTAGTTGCAATATCTTTTACTTTTACGCCGATCTTATATGCCCAGCTATTAGCAACTGTTGAAGAGTTATTGGCAAAGAAGCCAATTGCATTGGTGTTTGGAGTTGCTGTTCCATTCCAGTCTGTTGAATTTCCACCTCTGCCCCAAGGAACAATAACATCTGGAAGGACTGACTCTGCAGCTGCGAAAGCTGCGTCTAGTAGCTCTGCAGCTGTGCCACCAAATGATGAACTGGTAATAGTTCCAGCTGAATCACTGAATACAGTATCTGAAGGAAGTGGCACAAGGAATACTCTTTGTGCTCCTGCTGATACTAATTCTAGAAAAGCCTTATGAAGGTCAGAACCATCACCGAAAACGTCAATAACGTCTTTTTCAGTTGTAGCCTGAACTACGTCAAGGTCTTGTACGCTAGATGCGGAAGTTGCGCCAGATGATCTTTTGGCTATAGCCACAATCTTTGGACCAACAGGTGCATCTTGACGAGAAATGCTGTAAAAGCGATCTCTAATTAGGGTTGTTACGCCAGGTATAGCCATCTTATTTTTGAACCTCCGACTAAGCGTTTGTTGGTTTATCTCATGTAATAGTAACAAGTAACTTATAAAAATAACTTACACAAATGATCATAGTATCTATTTTATATAATTAAAGTTATATATTTGGAGTAGCTGTCTGTTCTAGGTCAACTATATTTAACTCATAGTTATCATAATTAGGAGTAGCAGGAATTAAGATTTCTGGCTCAACTGACATATATGTTCTAAGATCAAGGGCAATTTGATCAATTGTATTAATTTCTGCCCCGAAAAGCTTTTCAGTCGTTAACATATATGTAACAGTTCTCTTATGAACGTCATTTGACTGCCTATTGACCTCTGAGTCTGAAAGCCTTCTAGAATAAACTAATTCTGAGGCGCCTATTCTTTTAAAGACTGGGGTATATTCCATCATAAAATCTTCAAAGGCCTCAATTAAAGATTCAACTAAGTACGCACTATCGTGGTCATCTGTAATAGAATTTTCATTATTTCCCATCATCTTTGTGACTGGGGCTATGGCATTAAAGGCTACGATATTTTGAAACCTCTGGCCATATATTGTTATCTTATCCTTAGGGTAAGTAAACCTCATTTTAGGCTTTGGTTCAACAGTGTGAGTTTTTCTTAATTCTAAAGAATAAGTTATTATTGCTTCAGTTGGTCTCCAGCCACCAATTGTTTCTCCGGTTACTGGATCTAAGAAATCTGGATCATACCAAGTAAAGGCATTATCGCCGCTTGAAGAAGGCTTAATTGGATACTTTGGAAATGATTGTTCCCATAAAGCTTTTACTGCTGCAACAAATTCGAGATAAGTTAAATTGCCTTCTGCTTGTAATGGTTCTCCAAATTTTAACTTACTAAATACTGGCTCTATACCAAACTCTGGCATTCCCCTTTTCCACTGCCATTGATTTCCACCGTTTTGAATTTCTCTATTTACATTAAACATTTTATGCTCCTGGTCCTGCTGCCAAAGAAAGATTTACCGTTTTAAGACCAAGAGATGAAACCATGTTTATATAAAGGTAAATTACCCCTTTATCTGTTTCTGAAACTTTTGCTTTAAAGTCATAGTCAACAATAGTCTTTGAACCCTTTAGATATTCAAGTAATGCTCTTACATTTGACACAACTTTATCGTAACCAAATTTTCCAATAGCATCATATCCATAACCCTTTACTTCTGATGCCAATAAAGAAACCAATCTCATTTGAGGCGTTTTAGAAAAAACAGAATTTTTATTAGCTAAAGTATAATCATTAGTAACATATACCTCAAAAGGATTTCCTCTTCTTGCCTTATTTCCTCTATATACTGCATTAACCCCAAGAGTATCCAGCCTATTTGTTTCAGATGTAGTTAGATTGTCTCCAAGAAGTGACATAGCTCCTGGAAGTCTTTTTCTAATTAAAGACATGCTCATTGGACTTGAAACTAATAGTCCTGCATATGCAGCCGCTACAGACGAAACATAAGTCAGCTGCTGTACTGTATGAGAGAATGTTGCCTCTCCATAAATTGGTATAACATATCTGCCCTTATCTGAAGATACATTATTTGTTCCTGCAGAGTAAGTAGTATATTTATCTTTCAGATTTACATTAGCTTCCATCAAGTCAATATCATCAGAACTTACACCTTCTGATCTAGTGCCAATAATTCCCATTTGCACATAGCCAGTATAATCATGGAAGTCTCTACAGTGATTAACTAACTGTGTAAGAAAATCAACAGAATTAGTCCTAATAAAACTTGTTTCCAACGGAACTATAACATCTATATAATCTAATTCTTTAATAACTGAATATGTTGTTTGCAATCTATCATAATATCTTTGATAAAATGTTATTGCAGTAGGCGTGGGATAGTATGCGCCCAAGTAATCGTATGGAGTATTTCTATCAGAAAAATTATCTACATATTCAGACATTGGAGCAGCAGCACATATGAAGATATCTCTTGCACCTGCCGTGTAGGCATCAAATACGCCCCTTAAAAGGGGGCTTGTTATATCTGCCCCCAGTAAATCAACCGCTGTTTGCATTGATTTAATTTTTATTGGATTGTTTAGCTTAAGATTATCTGCATGACCTATCAATAAAATAGAATTAGTATTTGATTGATTAATGTCTTCATATGAAGGCCTATAGGTTATGGTGCTTGACCTATTTCCAAGTGGAACTGTAGGTAGTGGTTCATATGCGTCTTCTTTTACTTCAAATCTAGACTCGATAACTAAATCAACTGAATCTTTAACTGTTTTTGCTACTACCGTATAAATTCCTGGAAATATATTTTCTGGAACTGTATAGTGAAATGTAAATTCTTTACTAACGTGTTTTGTAATATACTTTGAAATATCTGGAGTTGCACTATTATATAAATATGAAACTGGAGTAGTAACGATAGCTCCAGCCAATGTTTCAGCTCTTAATACAGAAACAACAACATCTTGAGGAATTGGTTCCGCAGTTGGGTCATAATTTTCTCCATCTGCAACAAAGATCAACCTAAACTTAATTTGTTGATTCTTTTTAACTATTAACATTTTAAACCTGTTTTTCCTTACTTGCTCCAACGGTCCAAAAGCTTATTCTTCCCATTCTTCCCCTGTTGGGAGAGGCTGTATCTATAACGTAAATGGTTTGTTTGCTGTGTGCATTTGGGAGCGTTTCATAAATCCTATCACCTTCTTGAGGATTTATGTTTGATTCAAAATAATAAACAACCTCAGAATTTATTTCGATACCCTCTTGTTGCTCTTGTTTTGCTTGAGTATTAATTCTTCCATTTTGGAAAACGCTTCTTGTAGTCACTCTTTCTAATTGATTAGAGTAGTTTCCGTTTGCCATTTTTCTTTGTATATAAACATCATAGCCCCAATCCCTGAGAAGTTTTTGAAATGATTTCTCAAGATTAATCATAGCTTCTTAAACCTCTCTTGGGCATTGGATCATCATCGATGGTTACTCTTTCTCCTGGGCCATAAAGATCTCTATCTCCAAGATAAATTGTTTTACCAGTTTGTGGATCGTAGTTTTTCATTCTTTCTATATTGGAAGTTGGGATACCCTTTGGCTGGAAGCCCTTTGGTCCCACTTTTCCAGTCAACATTTCTTTTCTTAATGCAGCAGCTATCTGGCACCAAGTGGTAGCATTACCTCTTGTAATTTGGCTTCTTGGAAGAGACCTTGAAGATATACTGAGGTCTCCGAGTGAAATTGATACATCATCATCTCCACCGTAGCTGTATGTCCTACTTAATTCACAAGCTGTTGCTGCCTTAATATACTCTAAAGTAGTAAAGTTAAGGTCTGCACCAGTAATATCATCATTGTAGGAATAAAGTTGTTTTACTTCTAGAGAATAAAAATGAACTATCTCACCTATTTCCATCAAAGAAGCCTCTGGAAAATAGGATTGTAATTCTTCTGGATTCAAATATAGCGGATCAACATCTGGCGCAAAAGTTATTATTTCTTCATGACCCAAAGTAATAACTGGTTTATATTCGTCAGTGGGGGTACTTACGTAGAGTTGCTGATTGACAGTTATGTAGGTTGTGTCTGGCATTGTGCCAATGAATGTAACTCTATACTCTCCAGCCTCAGAAGGCGTATAGTCATAATAGTATTGGGATGCAGTTAAAGAAGTTGCCGTAGTATTAATTATTTGTACATTATCTGAATCATAAACTCTTACTGCGACTAGAGTTGGACTAACGTCGACTTGCTCCCCTGTGGAACTGTCTATGTCAACAAATCTAACTTTAATTCTTACTGTATCATTTACAAGTACGTTACCAACTGTCATTGAGGCTCCAAATTAAAATAAAACTATAAGTTATAGTAGCGTTTTTTAACACTATCTCAAAGACTTATATAGTCTCCATTGAGATCTCTCCAGATGCAGATTTAGCGTAACCTACTTCAGCTGCGACCAAAGCCCCTGCCTGCTCAGCTGTTGTCTCCAAAGTTAAGATCTCCCCAGATATAGAGTTAATATATATTATTTCTGCCGCAACAAGTGCTTGTGCTTGCTCAACTGTAGCCTCTATAGTTAGAACTCCCGTAGGAGCAAAATCATAGGTAACAAAACCTATTGTTGTAGCGTTGGAAAAATCCGGCTCTGTTAATATAACTACTGTTATATTCCCAAGAACAATTGTGTCTAATATGCTAGGAACATTTATGTTGACAGTTCCCGTATAAGTTATGTTTGCTTGATTATAAGATAAAAGATCATTATACAGCATTAAAGTAAGCCCTTAAATTAGTAATTTACATTAATAGTACAGGGTAGTTCTTTTTGCACTCACTCATAGTTAACATATTCTTTTCTATTATAGGAAGAAGGGTCTATTCCATATATATCGGTAACTAATCCTGAACAATATTTTTTAATTTTTCTTGTTTGATCAAGATTGTCTAAATATACATCTTCTCCATTTTCATAAAATAAACCTATTAAATTATGATCTTCAGATCTTTTTTTAGCTATTTCATACCATTTATCTTTTCCATATTCTTTTTCTCCATCTATCCACTTTTGTGTTGGACCTGCGGTATGACGTAAGTAGTTTCTTATTAATAATTTTTTATTTTTTTTAACCATATTAACTGCATGAAAATATGGTTCTTTTCCAGGAAATAGTGGAGAGCCAGATGGAAACACTATGATATCTCCTGCTTTAGGCTTATAAAAAATTAAATCGTCTTTTATTGAAAATACAATTTCTCCCCCCTCATAGTCATCATTTAGATAAGTTGTACATGTCAATAAAAATTTTTCTCCAGGCCAGTACCATTCTCCAATAGCGTAGTCAGTATGGAATTGCATTGTTTTTCTCTCCCCAGTATCAACATCTGGGTCATACCTAGCAAAATTAGGGCTATCTATATAGCTATTTTCTGGAACAGATATATTATATTTTGTAATATAATTTGTAATTGCTGCTATATTTACTTGAGTTACCCTATCAACCAAACCCATTTCCTGAATGTGCCAATCAATATTGAAATTTGATTCATAAAAGCTTGCAAGAGAAGACCAGGTATTTACGTGGGAATATTTTCCAAATATAAACCAATCTTTCCATTCGCCCAGCATTCCATTTGTACTATGGAACTCTGAGTCACGCATAGCTTTTGCTAAAATTTCAGTGTCGGGAAGCAGTCTGTTGTATACATGTATATATGGATATATCTCTTCATAAGATAGATCATAGATCATCACGTTCTCCTAATTGGTAAAATGTTGTATATGAATATTTTACACCAGAAATAATTGGTTTTGTTTCATGATAAACGCTAGAATCAAAAAAAACACACATCCCTGCTTTTGGTTTTATTATTGTGTATGGATTTTTTGAATAAATATTTTCAAAAAAACATATTTCTCCACCATCATAATCATCATTTAAATAAAAAACAGAAGCTAAATCCACTTTTAATTTGTTATTTTGCATGACGTAAGGATCTGACGGTTCCCAATCTCTATGTCTTCCTATAAATTTTCCTTCAGTATATCTTACTATTGATGTTCCTGAATTGGATAATATTTTTTTTCTATAAAAAAAATTTATTTTATCATTTATTTCTTCAACTATTTTATCAAAGTTACCAAATGTTTCTTTTACTTGATAACTTTCAAGAGAATCATTATTTGGAGCTTTTTGAAAAACTTTATTTGATATCGAATCTACAATTTCTTCCATTATTTTTTTATCAATAATATTTTCAAATATCAATGTTGGAAACATTTTATAGCGTCTCCCATCTTAAATATTTTCTAAAATCATTTATTGGAAATACATTTGGATCAACCCACCAGTCCTCGTGTTTTTCCCTTACAACTAGAGCATATCCTAAACTGTCCAATATTTCTCTTTGAGCATCTCTCATAGCAGAGTTTCTAAAGTACATATTTGCATCGTGTTCAAAAGTGATAATGGAAAATCTATATTGTGTTAAAGGAATAGATATTAATCCAAGTAGACTCAAATAATGGTTTCCAAATGGCCTTCCGTCATGCTGATAACCTGCATCTATGTCGACCTGAAGATAATCAATTTGTTTTGGAAAATTATTTTCTTTAAAATAAGAAATGTAATTAAACTCTAAGGCATCACCGAAACAAGGATTTTTCCTATTTGCTTTAAATTCACTTCTTCTATCTTCTTCAATTTCAAATGAAATACCATTCCAACCAAAATCACTTTCCAAATAAAAGGTATTGCTACCCAAAGTAGAATGAAAGCCTCCCAATTCTACATAATATCCATTTTTTTTACCATTAAAAATGTCTACAACAAATTTTTCTTGAGAAGAATTTCCCCTGTACATATAAATATCTCAATCCTACAATGTATATTGTTTATTTGTTCTTTTTTTATCAACATCTTTGATTAAGTCTGGCATCCAAAATTTATGTGGATTTTCTTGCCCAACTTTTTCTTCTTGTTCAAAAGATGTTCCATAACAAGCTATGCTTAAGAATGCATATCTTTGACCGCTAATTACTGGATACACCTCATGTCTACCCACATATGAAGATGGATATATTGCAACACTGCCACTTTTTGGCTTATAAATATAAGGAACATTAGGAAAATGAATTTCTCCACCTGAGTAGGTATAGTCATTCATTTCTTTTTGACTAGCTACACAATCATTAAGGTAAAGATTAATGCTCGAACTATTATGCATTGATACTTGATTGCCGGTTTCCTTTCCCCATTCGTAGGGGACTTGATCGTCGCAATGCGGACCTATTCTTTGACCATCTTCATATCCAGCTATATGACCAGTAGGTCTCCACCAAGATGTAGTCGCTGCATCAGGAAAATAACAGCAGTATTCAACCAATGCTTGATAAATAGCTTCCTCTAAACTATCAATAAAATCAATGTATTTTTTAGGAACTTCTACATGTAGACTTTTTCCTTTTGTATCCAAAAATCTTTGTGGAGCTTGCTGAACATCTTCTAATTTAAATTTAAAACCAGTTTTATTTACCGCATACTTTTCTCCATCCTCTTCATAATAAGTAAAGGTATCTTCCTGATTAGTGCGAAGCCAATTGATATACTCAAATAAAAATTGCTGATCTATATCAATTACATTTTTACAGATAACAACACCCATTCCAATATGTTCTGATTCCATTTTTATCCTTAATAATTTGATTTAGTAATAAAGTATTGATCAGAATTTTCTGAATATCCATTTTGTTTTAAATGATTCTGAAAATCTTGTCTTAATGTCGGCATATAAACGTTTGTTGCCTTTGTTGCTAACTGTGGCTCCTTAATTGGATCTGCTACATACTCGTGCACACTTGGATTTGGAGTTCCCTGACTATACCACCCAAGATAACTGTATCTATGGCCAGCAACTACTGGCTTTACTTCATGTGCAGCCATGTAATTTGAAGGAAACATAAGTATGTCTCCCTTTTTTGGATGGTACTCTATATCCAAATAATTAAAATAATGACTACCACCAACATAATTATTGTCTTTTAATTCAGATTCTAGGGCAACGGAATCATTAAAGTACACTAAACTTGTAACGACATTCCTAGTTGCTAGCTGATCTTGAGGCTCTAAAATACCATATATATAATCCGCGCTTATGTCCGAATGGGAACCAAGATATACATTTTTTTTATATTCTAGTATATGACCTTTAACTTTCCACCAAACGCACTTGTATGCCAAAGGAAATATTTCAAAGTATTGAAGCAGACATTTGTCCTTACTCTCTTCTAAAAAGTTTAGAATAGAAATTAAGTCGATATCATCTTTAGAATGAATTGCGCCAGCTCTTCTCGGCATTAGATTTATGCTTTCCTTATTGAAGAAATATCCACTTTTATTTACATATATTTCCTGATTTGTTTCCGGATCAATTCCGGGCTGGTACATTTCTGACCATTCTTCTTCAATTAGAGTTTTTGATCTTTGTATTAAATTTTCCCAGTCTAAATCTAGACATGCCTCAAAAAGAACTATACCACCACCTAAATTCTTAGGTTCTACTTTATTAAATAGCATTTTTGCCTATTTCCTTACTTGTATTATGGCTTGTCATTTTCCTATTGACTGCTTCTGTTAAATATCTATTTTCTTCTGAGTATATATCAATATTTCTATTTTTTAGATGTTTTATATAATCATCCATTATACTAGGCATCCATACCTGTCCGCTATCTATTATATTAGAAGGATCTCTAACATTAACTCCTCTGGAAATATCATTTGATCCCTGAGCAAAATAGCCAACATATGCATATCTTTCTCCATGTCTACATTCCAAGACCCTATGAGTTGCTAGATAGTTTGACGGAAACATTATTATATCTCCAGATTTAGGGCTATATTTATAATTCGCATATGGAAAGTATATTTCTCCACCAACATAGTCATATTCTTTCTTTATATCTTGAACTGACTCAACAGAATCGTTAAAATAAATTAATCCACCTAATACATTTCTTATTGCTAACTGTTGGTCTGGCTCCGCACCTGGTTGATAATTGACGTCATTGTCGCAATGAATTCCAAATTTAGCACCGGGTCCGTAAGCTACTATGTGCCCTTGTGTTCTCCACCATAGACAGGGAATCATCATTGGAAAAAACTCTACATATCTTAACATGCAGGCATAGAGTGCGTCTTCGCACATTTTAAAAAAATCATAATATTTTTCTTTATAAGAATCTATTTCTAGAAAGTCCATTATATGATTACATGATATCGCAACATCTTCCATTGAATATCTGTGACCACTTCTATTTATTGCGTATAGTGGATTTTCATTTTCATCTTTTATATACACAAAATCTTCCTGAAGGGCTTTAAGCCTTAAGGATTGTGCGAAATTTAAAATATTTTGATATTTTTCCATGGGAATAACTTTTTTAAAAAGCACTATGCCCATATCGTGCATTTCGATATTTTCCTCTTTTATGGCAAACATCTATAAAACCACTGCCTCAGTTCCGCATGGTCCATCTTGAACACTGTCTTGATTTGAATTGTCTAATTGAGTTTCTTTTTCTTGATCAAACACTACTGTATCGTGACTTTGTCCGTATTGTGCGACTTCTCTTCCTTGATATACTGGATTCCAACCAGCCTCTAAGCCAAATTCTCCAGCTCTTGTTTCCCACCTAGAATATGAAGTTCTACAGTATTTTTCATAGTCATCATAAATATTATTTAGCCAAACAGGAGGGCACCATTCAAAACTTTGATCAGGCTCTGTTATAACAATGTTTGAAGATAGATCCGAAGCACCCTGCCCAAAGAATGTTAAGTAAGAATACCTAACGCCTTTACCCATTCTCTCTACATCATGCGCGGCTACATAATTTGTTGGGAAAAAAATTATGTCTCCTTTTTGTGGTTTATATGAAATATTTAAATGAACAAACCTAAGATGTCCACCAGTAAAATTTTTACCATTTAACTGATCTTCTGAATCAACGCAATCATTGAGATAGATCAAGGCACCGCATGTCTGCCTAGATGCAACCATTCCCTTTGGCATATACCTTATGCCTTTGGTTACCTTATAATTTGTATCATTATCTGCGTGACACCCTAATATTCCACCGTCACCATACCTAAGAATATGACCTCTTGTTTTCCACCATATAGAGCCAATCATTAATGGGTAGTAATCTATATATTTAATTAAACTTTTATATATCTGTTCTTCTAGATATACAAAAAAATTTTTTATATCTTCTTCAGTATAAGGGTTAACGGGATCAAGAATCCTAACTGGAGCTGCAGGTACGTCTTCCATTCTATATCGGAAACCATCCTCATTTATTCCATAAGTAACTCCATCTATTTCTTTATAAGACCACCTTGTCTCATGAGCTTTTTGAGCTCTTTGATCAATGTGATTTAATATTAGATCTTGATCTATATCAAAAGCTTTTTTAATAACTATAATTCCAGGAGCTAATTCTTCTGTTTCTAGTTCTGCAATTTCTTTTATAGTATCTTCATTAAAATTTGGAGATACTGGATAGGCAATAGTGCTCATTTTTGTTTGATCTTTTTCAAGAAAAGAACTTACTTCCTCTTGCATCATCCCAATACCTCATCTATAGCTTCTCTAATTGTCCATCCTGCGCCCTGTATTCTTGGAACAGTATCTAGTGGCATGTCTTGCCAGTTAAACCTAGATATCATAATTCCATCTCTGCTAACTAAAAACTTTTCATAGTTATGAGAAATTCTTGCCATTGCTTGACCTGCTAAGTTTTGTCCTTTTTGAGCCTCTTCACTACCGTCTGCTGCAAAGTCTGAATATGCTCTTTTTTCATAACCTTTAAGAAATGCAAAAGCTTCGTGTTCATTTTTTCCATTTACTTCAACTTTTTCAAAAATAGGAAAAGTAACAAATGGGTAATTGTTTTCAATGAAATCTGCTATTTCTTTATTGGTACCAGGATCCATTGATCCAAACTGATTACAGGGGAACGCTAATACAGAAAAACCTCTATCACTAAATTCTTCGTGCACTGCTTGTAATTGCCCCAGTTGCCTACATGTTCTTGCATAAGACCATAATTTTGAGCACTGGGGCTCATAGCCATATTTACTAGCTATATTTACTACTAAAGTTATCTTACCTTTAAACTCAGAAAGATAGTTTTCTTTCCCGTGTATTGAAGAAGCTGAGAAATTGTAAAAAGACATTATTTAACTCCAATAAATGAAGTGACTAGATACTGGTCCATCTCTAGTATTCCAGCTATTTCATTATTTTCTATTAGATCTACAGTTATTGATATGGTTGTTTTAATAGGAAATTCTGTTCGTACAAAACAATGAAAAGTATTATCCACAAAACTAGCATCATATATTTCTGAAGAGCCTTTTTCGTGAGACACTGATCCAGAAAAATAAGAATTTGTTTCTTCTATGTTTAATATATATTCTTCTTTACCAAATGGCGTGTTTACGAATAGTGTCCATTTTCCTAATATATTTAATGGATTAATCATTTGAGTCATCTAATAATTATATCATACAATATTTTTTTTATTCGTAATAAAAACTTCCATTAGATAATGCTAGAGGTGGATTATCTTTATGCCAAAGATTAACAACAAGCACTTGTCTTATTCCAGACTTTGATCCAACTGTATTATGTAAAACATGGCCAGCGTCAAAAAAAACAGCTCTATTTCCTTTGTAGGCTATTTTTTCTCTATCTTTTTTTAAAGATATATATTTTTTAATATATTTTTTTTCTAATATATTTTTTTTGCCATCTTCTAATGCTTTTTTGTGTATTTCTAAAAATCCACCATCTTCATTTTCTTGACCATAAAAAACACAGCCATATATTGGTCCACTAAAAATTTTTGACTCTGCGTAAAGGAATGTATCTTCATCCACATGAATGTCCAAGTATTGTCCTGGAAGATAAGTTCTTGTCCAATACTCAAATCCTAGAATATCATCTAGATTCCAAATCATTAAATCTTGCCATAAAGATTGAATAACTTTTTTCTTTAAAGTGTTAGCTGGACTTCTCCACCAACCATCCCAAAACATATATGGGGCAAAGCAATCACTTTTCTCATTGTGGTATGAATTTAGATGTTCTGCTATTTTTTCTCCATGATTCATTAGTTCAGGAAAAAAAGATGAATCATTTAATACTTGATTATACAAGTTCTCGCTTAATGAATTATCTTTTATTAACAATTTATTTACTAAATTCTTTCTACTAATTATATATTATCAATAATCTTCTTTATTTTCTTCAGAAAAATTTATTGGTTTTGTAGTCGAAAAAAGATATTGCTTTACCAATTCTCTTTCTTCTTTTTCAAGAAAACTAAAATATTTTATTATTACATCATCTACACTGTTATTTTTATGTTTAACTTCTTCATAAGCTAAAGATTCATAAATAATTTTTAATACATCAGTGCATGAAGTTGTATCTGGATCTAGAAGATTTTCTAATAGAAAATCACTTACAATAGTTTCAAAATACTCACTTTCTTTATTTAACATAGAAGAGGGAATTTCTATTTCTAGTGGATAATTATTATTTAATGAATAAAGGGTTTTATACCTTATCTTCGACATAAACCACTGCTTGAATTTTGGTGGAATTTCTGAAGGTTCACTTATTGATTGTCTTGGATTCTCATCTCCACTAAAATAGTATTCAAGCACTGTGCTTGGCTGGTAGTTGACTATTTCTTCAAGCGCATCTTCTGGGATATTCCAATCATCAAAAGCTGCCTTACACTTTAAGGCTATTGTGTCATTAGAATTCCATGGTTCATTAGCAAGCACTGCCCATTGATATGCCATCTTTAATATGTGCGGAAAAGTTTGAGACATAAAAACTCTTCCGGGCCAATCTTTATATGCCCTATCGTTCATATTACCATGAGTTAACTTAGCTATATATAAGTTAGACATAGACGGAAGAACTAATTGCCATCCTATAACTGTATCATTGCCTAAGTAAGTTCTATCTAAAATATCAGAAGCATTTTCTTTATTTGCATCTAAAAAAGGCATTGAAATATAATGATCATCTATTACATCGCATCTTCTTTTAGGATCTATTGCAGAACCAAGCCACTCACCATGCTCTTCCTTGGAAATCAAACCAACTGAATTATGTAATATAAATGTGTGAATATTTTTATTATATTCACCAGAAAGAATATCATCAAGAGTCTCAAATGTTTCTGTATTTATATCTTCACAGTTATTCTCTGAAATAATTTTAAGAGTAAACTCTGACTTAAAATTATACATTTTAGTAAATGCTATTAGTGTTTTAGAACCCAAATCATAACAATGATATTCTGTGAAATCTTTTAAACCACTTGGATGTACTGTATATATTGCAAATTCCTCTTTAATGCCAGTCACAGCGTAGCATGCATATAAAGATGGAGCGTATTCTTCTATGTCTTTGTAATTCATTTAAATGTCAATCCTTTTGTAGGTTTTCTAAATTAGATAGTTCTATAATTTTTTGTTCTACTTTTTTTAACTTTAATATTAATTCTTTAATATAGAACTGTGCCATTTTATCTTCTTCTGGAATAAAATTATCTAAATCAAATTCTTCTGCATCTAGTCCGATTGCTGATAAACGATGTATTAAATCTTTTTCAAAAGATTTTTTAATCTGTTTATAAAGAACAATTTTTTCCTCTAAAGAAAGACTAAATTCCATTATTTTCTCTTTCTAAGAGAATTATTTTATTTTGTAGATCTATATAAAAATTTAATAATTCATCTAATTGTTTATAAGAATTGTATAAAAATAAATCTTTTTCTTTATCTTCTTCTTTTATAGAATAGAAAAAACTTTTAAAATTTTCAGGTTCAAAACTATCTGGATCAAAATTAATATGTAATATTTTTATAAAAATATCTTCTTCTAGTGTAGACAATTTTATTTTTAAAATTTCTATTTTTTTATCTTTTGATACTGTTGAAAAAATCATTAAAATTTTCCTTATAATTTTATTTTTTATTCATACAATAGATTATAGTATAGGTTCTTGTAACCTTAATAAAGATTCTGTTCTTGGACCTATTTGGTTTCCCTTTTCGTCTAAACCGCTTCTAATTCCATTCATCCAAGTCCATGGTTGTTCATGCAATTTTTTCATTTTTGCATCACCATATTCTTGTCTTTTTTGCATTAAATCTTTTTTATCCCATAGATTTTCTACTGAAAATTCTATCTCTTGCAACAGATTATTTGGATATACATTAAAAAACATAAACGGCATTCCTGCCTTAAAGATAACAGGTTCACCAATTTTTGTTATTTTCCAGTTCATATTAAACTCGTCTGGCCACCATGAACTTGGTATAGTTGCAGATAATGGAACAGCTCCGTCAATAAAGTAATTAGGAGATCCAGTGACCCATGTATCGTACCCTTCTTCTGTGTTAATTGCCCAACCAGTTGCAAAAGATATTATTCCTATAATAGAAGGAATGACAATAGGTCTTTCATTTAAGAATTCACCTTCTAATACTCTGGGCGGAGCATTTTCGCCGTCCCATTGAACTACTACATCCTGCTGAAGGACTAGTTCCCAACCATTTACATTTGCTGCTGACATCGGCAAGCATTTGTAGGCGTGCTTATTATAGGTTTCATCCATCCAATTTCTTTTGAGTCTAGATTGTTTTATTAATGGAGGATTTTGATGTGTTTTTGTTAAAGTTACTTTCATTTTAATTATTGATTTTTAGTATCTTTACTTCTTTTTCTTTTTTGATGGCATTGACATTTTGTAAAAATTGAGAATTATTATCCTTATAATCAAACATTGTAACCGCTGAGTATTTAGTTCCACTTTCCACTGGTCGTGCACCGTGAGCATAGATGTATGTTGATGGAAAAAATATAATGTCACCTTTTTGTGGTTTGAAATTTATTTCCAAATAAGGAAACCACAGTTCACCGCCTTCATAATCATCATTAAGATAAACTATAGACGAAAGAGTACAGATATATGAAAATCCGTGGTCTGTATGTACAGAAAAATGTTGCCCTGGATTATATTTCACAAAATTAATAGCTTCCATAAATTCCATTTTAAAATTATATCTTGACTCATAATCTGCAAGACATTTCTTTAAAGCGGCGTCGACGTCTTCATATACATTTTTTAATTCTGACATTTTCTCAGGTAATGACTGCAGATGTAGTGTGCTAATCTTTAAATCAAAACAATCTCTATAATCTGGCATAGACTCGTTATAGCCAACAGTTGCTTCATTCCACTTAAAGTATTCGTGATCGCTGTCTTTTAATATTTCTTCTAATCTTTGCGGAATATTTAAATCGTCAGATATAGCTTTTCTATATAGGATAATACCAAATTTTGGATCTTCTACATTATAAATTTCCATGTTTTTTCCTTGTGTCTTTTTTGGTCAAATAGGATTTTACCATAATAAAAAATTTATGTCAAAATTAAATATTACGATGTTTTCAATCAGATATTGCTGTCCTTGTTCTGTAATCATATTTTATATTTTTAATATATTCTTCATAAGATTCCTTTGTCGGAGCTCCAAAATCTCCAATAATCTTTCCACTTAATATTTTATTAACAATATTATTTTCATTTTTCATTTCTATTCCAAAATTAATATCTGAATTGCGAATTTCTTTTACTCCAGACCAGGTATTATGTCTTTGTTTTTCGGTCTTGCCTAGTGAAAATATTGGGGATTCTTTTGTTACAAAAATTTTGTACCCTCTAGTACAAGCCCTAAGAGCAGTAGTATGCTCTTCTCCACCAAATGCTATCCTTGGATCGGGAAAAATTTCTTTAAAAAAACTTAAATCGGCAAATATAAAATTGCCTGAAACAAAGAATGTTTCAGCTGGATAGTCATGTTCTCCATCTTTATTTGCAAAGTAAAAATTTGGATCATCTTTATTTATAATTTTGATTGCTGGAGATGAGTTACCTAAATATATTATTCTTTCTGAATCTTCATTAATTTCATAAGGAAATGGAGTAAAGCTAATGATTGATTTTTCGTGTATTTTTTTTAATTCTTCTATTTGATTGATTAGATATTTGTCCCAGTCTTTTTTAAAGATGGTATGTGCATCTATCTGCATTCCATAATCCTGATCCCTGTGAAGCATCAAAGAATTTAATCTTGCCAATCCTACTCCTCTTGTAAAAGGACTGTAGGAATTTATTTGTATAATATTATTTTTATATTTTTTAGGCACATAGTCCGTTGCATCTTCAAAAATTCCATCACTCCTTTGGTTATATAAACCAAAATATACTCCATCAGGATTATTAGCTTGCTCATAGGCGGTTTTTATCGTATTATATATTTCATCTTCATTAAAACATGCTGGATGAATAAAAATTGTTTTTTCACTTTTACTCACAAAACTATTATTTTCTTCCACAATATTATAAATATTATTTTGTTTTTGTACGATATTATTTTCTTTTAATATTTTATTTTTAGACTCTTCAAATTTTTTTTTTGAAATAGTTTTAAATTGCATTATTGTCCTTTTTTAAAAAAATACCTAATTATAGTAGTATAATGTGTACTACAGTATATCACACCATACAAATTTGATATACTAGTTTTAATTTCAAAAAAAATGAAAGAAATAATTATGGAAAAGTCTTTAATAAAACCTGGTCATTTTGGTCAATCTAATAACAACATTAAAGTTATTAATAATTTTATTGATTTAGTAGACCTTAAAATTATTCAAAATTTTCTTCCAACAATAAATGAATGGATGGATGCTGGAGAAAATCAATACGATGAAAACGGGGTATGTATATACGATGCCTCTTACTGGTCCAATAGACAATGTAGTGGCGATATTCTTCAAAGAATAAATGTAGAAGTTTACAATATTGTTGATAAATATATACATAAAATGAAATTGTTTTTAGAAAATGAATTTAAAGTTGAACTTTCAACTAGGCCACCAGTTATTATTAAATGGAAGCCTGGTATGGAGCAACAACCTCATGCAGACAAACAAACGAACGACGGTAAACCTAATCCATTTCCCACTTATGATATAAACTCATTATTTTATTATAATGATGAGTTTGAAGGCGGAGAACTCTACTATCCAGAACATGACATGATCATTAAGCCAAAACCAGGTTTAGCCGTTGCTCATCCTGGAGATATTTTTTATTTACATGGGGTTAAAAAAATTATTTCTGGATTAAGGTATACAACTCCTTCTTTTTACACTATTACTAAGGTTGCAAAAGATGAATAAAATTTATATAATAGAAAATTTTGTAGATCAAAAAGATTTGAGTACAATATTAAAATTTTTAAATACTACAGAAGTTACTTTTGATCCTACTGGCTATTCTCCGTTTGGTGTATATATGGAAAATAAAGATAATGCTAATTTAAAAGAAGTATTTAAAAAAAATTCATTGAAAGCAAAAACTATTATTGAAAATAGTTTTAATTGCAAAGTATATGATGAAGGTATGACTAGCATAGTTGAGTTAAAAGCTGGCGATTTCATGCCTTTACACTTTGACCACGGTTCATCTGAAAATAAATCAGTTGGATTAAAAACAGGTGCTGGTAATCCTACTAGAGACCTTAGTTCCGTATTGTATTACAATGACGATTACGAAGGCGGAGAAATATGTTTTCCTAATCAAGATTTAATTATAAAACCAAAACCTGGAATGTTTATATGTTTTCCTGCAAGTGATGATTTTCCACATCAGGTAACAACTATTATAAAAGGCTACCGCTGGTGTTCTACTGCTTTTTGGTGTGTTAAAAAAGATTAAGCCTGCAAGTCGCCAAGTGCAACCCAAGTGTCTGTACCCCTTTTAATTAGGGTTACAGATGACCACTGAGCTCTAAGCTTAAGGCCTGGGGTTGCATTAACTGTAACTCCACCAGTACCAGCTATTGTAGTTTGTCCTGTACCAGTTTGGAGTATTGTTATCTGAGTTCCTATTGGGAAGGCAACTGAAGAATTCAATGGAATTGTAACTGTATTAGCTGAAGCGTTTGATACTTCAACTAGTTTATCTTTATCTGTTAGTGCAAGAGTATAGCTAGCTGTTTGAGCATTTGTAACAAAAGTGCTAGAAGCAAAGTCCATTGCTACTGTTCCATTACCAACCTGTATTTTTTTATTTGTGGAGTCCCATGACATTCTTGCATCTGTTGTAGATGATGAAGTTGAAAGAGTAAATGTTGGAGTATTTATTGTTGGGCTTGTTAGTGTTTTGTTAGTAAATGTCTCGGACCCTGCAATTGTTGCTAGTGTGCCTGTCGTTGGTAGCGTTACGTTAGTAGTTGCGGTTTGAGTAAGTGTCAAGGCAAATGCACCAGATGTTACTAAGTTTCCACCTAATGTAATTGTATTAGAACCATTATTTACTCCAGTTCCACCATAAGTAGAACCAACAACAGAGCCATTCCATGTACCAGTAGATATAACACCAGAACTATTTATTATAAAATTTGGAGTTGATAAATTATCTAATACTTCAATAATATTTGAAGTATTTTGATCAGGAGTTTGAATCCTTAGGTGTACTTTACTTGACCCACCACCTTGTCCTGTACCTATGTTGACTATTGCTTGGCTGGGAGATGCAAAATATCCTTTGCCAAGAATCATTGTGTCTGCAAAAACCCTGAAGTTTGGAGTAGTAGCTTCATCTTCAACTTCAAAAATAGCAGTAGTAGATGAGGTAGATGAGCCAGCCCTAACCGATAATGGTGTATAAGAACTTCCACCACCAATAATTAAAGTTTCAAAATTTTGAGAAACTGTAAAGTTTGGTGTAGAATTTGAATTTTGTATTTCAAAAATGTT